TGCCGAAAACGTAGAATTTCTTAAAAACAGTGTTAGACACATGGCAGTTGAGTTTCATCTCAATTGTTTTAGAGAAGCACCATACGAATGGTTAGCTTTTAGAGACCACTATATTCATAATTTCTATCGGCACGAAATTAAAGAATTACCTATGAGGTTTCTCAATGAAGATCATCGCAAAAGAGCGTGGGACACCCAGCACATTTTGAAAGAATGGCCAGTATGGAATGGTAACTTTATGGTTTACGTTACCAATTGGTAATATAAATCGGTAATATTTTTGGGCCTTGAGGGTTTTGAGTAATTGCCCTAATACCACCATTATACATTAATTCTTCAAAGATATTCCAGTTTTGTGTTCTTACTTTTTGATGCATCATATCTGTTTTGTTTTCTTCATTCGCTGGTAAAAAATGCTTTAAAAAAGTATTGACCATGTGTTCAGCGGCAAAGAGACGATTATCATTATCTAAATAAAGCATTATAGCAATGTGTCTTACTTTCGTTTTAAAAAACTCTAATCTCTCTTCTGTAAAAATATCATATTCTCCGCCTTGAATATTTACTTTTAAGAAATCAATGTGCTCAATTTTGTTTTCTTCTATAAACTTGTCCCAAGAAATAACATCAATGTTTCTTCTAAAAGGAAACATGTTTGATTGAAAAACATGATCAGCGCGATCTTGGCTTTCACCTATAGCTTTATTAATAAAATGAAGTTTTGGTTTATTTGGCGCATCTGTATACATGTATGGGCTAACATTGAAAATAGCGTTTTTCAATAGATCTACATTTGGTTCTACTACGTAAACCTCGTCAGCACCTGAATCAAGAGCATAGCAAGAAAATGCTCCGACACTTGCTCCAAGATCAACAACAATATCACCGGGTAAAGGTTTATACCACCATTCATATGTTTTTAGCGCAATAAAATGGTTATGGATTTCCATTATATTATACGTATTCAAACCGTGCGTACGTATGTTGGTATTGAGAGTATGCATATTTTTCATTAACATCACCTTATAAATAGTAAATAACAAATTGGAGGCTACATGGCTACAACTAATTATTTATCACCGGCTTCGTTCGACATTTCTATTGCGAAAATGCCAAACGTAGAATTCTATGCTCAGCAAGTGACTATTCCTAGTATCGACTCCCAAGGAGCTACTTTTGAGTCTCCTCTTAAAACTTTATATAACGTTACTGATAAATTAGTATATGGATATTTAGATGTTAACATTATTGTTGACGAAAATATGAATAACTATCGTGAAATTCTTGAGTGGCTCGAAGGAATGGGATCTCCAGAAACAAGAGGAGATCAATATAATCGAAAAATAGAAGAAGTGTCAAGCTACTATTCTGATATCACAGTGATTATACACAATAGTAAAAAGAATCCAAATAAGCGGTTTATTTTCAAAAACGCATTTCCTATTTCGATTGGACCAATTGATCTTGACATTAGACAAGAAACAATTACTTATGTTACTAGTAACGTAGTTTTTCGATACGACAATTTCATACTCGAAGATATTTAAAAATAATTGTGTACTTTTGCATGCGTTTGTGATAGAATAGCACTGTCATAAAACTAGAGATACATTATGGAAGAAATAAGTGAAATGTGGGCAAAAGATGCGCCTATCGACGAAACCAATCTAGTTGGTGAAAGTAAAAAAATCCCGCTACTTCATAGCAAATACTATAACCTTTATTATAAAGAAGTATTGCGTGTTAAAAAGCTTAAAGCAGAATACAAAGAGCTTGAGCATCTTAAGCGAGAATATTATGATGGATCTATCGACGAAGAGACTTTATCTGAAATGGGGTGGAAGCCTTTTCAGCTCAAAGTCTTGCGTGGTGATCTTGATAAATATATCCAAAGCGACAAAGATGTTATTAACTTGAGCTTAAAGATTGACTTTCATAGTGCAAACGCAAACTATTTAGAGGATATCATTAAGACAATACACTCAAGAAACTTTGTCATTAAATCAATAATTGACGTGTTAAAGTTCCAGGCTGGTGATTATTAATGTTAGATAAAATCGTTAAATTTTTTGAAAGACCGCTTGATCAAAATCCTATCGACAAAGCAATTGTCGAGCAGCTACCAGGTGACGAAAACCCTCATGTAAAAGAAGTGTATCAAGCCCGATGGGTGTGGTATCACACTATTCTTGCGATTGAGCTTTTGTGTACCAACATTCTTTTACTACTGATTCTTTTTGTTTTGGCTTTGAAATGACCGATGTTGTTAATGTTGAGTTTTTAAATTCAGTACACATGAGAATTAAAGCGGATTCTGGAGTTCTTCAAGAGCTTTCTGAACGCTTTTCTTTTCGGCCGCAAGGGTATCAATTCAACCCAAGATATAAGGCCCGATATTGGGATGGGATTATTCGCTTGTTTAATCCACACAAACCTATACTCTATGTTGGATTAGCTTCTCAACTTCAAGATTTTTGCGAGACTCGTGGATATCATCTCAATTTGCCCGATGAAATAGCAGACGAAGAAATTGATAATGATTATGGATACGCGCTTGCAAAAGACATCGGTTGTAAGTTTGAACCAAGAGATTACCAAAACGAATATATTGTTACAGCGTTGAAAAAGAAAAGATCTCTTTCACTCTCACCAACTTCTTCTGGTAAGTCTCTTATCATTTATTTGATTCAACAACATTACTATCAATGCTTTGGGCATAGAGCATTAATTATTGTTCCGACGATTGGATTAGTTCACCAAATGGCAGGTGACTTTAAAGATTATGGTTGTGATCCGGATTTGATTTATACAATTCAGGGTGGTGTCGATAAAAATACGAAAGCCCCGATTGTAATTAGCACTTGGCAATCTCTTGTTAAACAACCAAAGGATTGGTTTGACCAGTTTAGAGTTGTACTTGGTGACGAAGCACATCTATTTCAAGCTAAGTCTCTTACTACGATTATGGAAAAACTTACGCATTGTAACTATAGACATGGGTTTACCGGCACTCTAAAGTCAGACGAGTCTAAAACCCATCAGCTTGTACTTGAGGGTTGTTTTGGTGAAGTCAATCGCTTCGTATCGACAAAAGATTTAATTGATCGTGGTACGATTGCAGACTTTAACGTAAAGGCTATTATATTAAGTCATGCACCCGAAGCAAGAAAACAATTTAAAGATGCACTGAAAGGCATTGACACAAAAAAGAAATGGCCGGCTGAGAGACAATTCATTACTAATCACGAGAAGAGAAATCTTTTTATTCGAAATCTTGTTTGGTCTCTTGAAGGACAAAATAATCTTATTCTTTTTGATCTCGTCGAAAAGCATGGTAAAGTATTAGAACCTTTGCTGCGCAAAGACGGACGTGAACTTCACTTTATCTATGGTGGAACATCTGGCGAGGATCGTGAATACATAAGACAACTGGTTGAAAATGATCCTGAAAAAAAGCATGATATTCTTGCTTCTTATGGTGTCTTTTCTACTGGAGTCAATTTAAAAAAACTTGATAACGCTATCTTTGCGTCTAGTTCTAAATCTGAAGTAAAGGTTCTCCAATCAATTGGTAGAACTTTGCGTAAAGGAAATGATGCTGATAAAGCTACACTTTATGATATCACTGATGATCTTTCTATTAATTCGTATGAAAATTACACTCTTAAACATTTTAGGAAAAGGATTGACATATATGGCAAGGAAGAATTTCCATACCGAATCTACACTGTGGAAATATAGTATTACCTATAACTCCTTTATGGGAACATGAACATTACCTTTAACTTTTTGGTGGATAAGTAGATTCTACCACAACGCTCAGAAGATGTCAACTACTTTATGCATTAATGTATATCAATTACCATTATTACATACTTTTTTGCATATTAATAAAAAAAAGGTGTACAATTCTGCTCTATTATGGTAGAATAGCATAGTAATTTTGAGAGGTATTCTTATGGCTAAAAAACGCAACTACGTTAATAACAAAGATCTTTTGCAAGCATTAATCGACTACAGAAATGAGTGTCGAGAAGCAGAAGAAATTGGCGATACAAAACCAAGAATTCCAGACTACATAGGCAAGTGTATTTTTATGATGGCGAATCGTTTAGCTACACGTCCTAATTTTTCTGGTTACTCGTATAAGGAAGATATGATTTCAGATGGGATTGAAAATTGTATTCAATACATCCACAACTTTAATCCAGATAAGTCAGAAAATCCTTTTGCTTATTTCACACAAATTATTTGGTACGCTTTCTTACGCCGTATTCAAAAAGAAAAAAAGCAAATGTATATTAAGTTCAAAGCTTCACAAAATATGTTTACAGACTTAGACGTTATTGACTCAGATGATCATGCTATGATAATGAATCAACAACCCGAATACATTAGCGAGTTTATTAGTGAGTTTGAAGAAAAAGTAATGAAAAAGAAGAAAGACTAGATGAAAATTGCAATCGTAACAGACATCCACATTGGTGGTCGTGGTGATAGTCAAATCTTTTCTAAGTTTCAAGAAAAGTTCTTTATGGAAGTTTTCTTTCCCTATGTTGATGAGCACGATATAAAAGTTGTATTCGATCTTGGTGATACGTTTGATCGTAGAAAATACATTAACTATTTGAGCCTTAAAAGAAGTAAAGAGTTTCTTTTTGATCAGTTAGCAAATCGAAACATAGACTTTCATGCTTTGGTTGGTAATCATTGTACATTTTATACGAACACCAATGAAGTCAACTCAATGCAGCTTTTGCTAGACGACTATCCTACATTTAAAATTTATGAAAGTAAAGCCGAAGAGGTTACGTTTGGATCTACTACTTTCCTTATGCTCCCTTGGCTCTGCCGCGATAACGAACAAGAAAACTTTGAAATCATTGCCAAGAGTAAAGCAAATATAGTAATGGGTCATTTAGAAGTCAGAGGATTTGAAATGATGAAAGGCATGCCTTGTAATGATGGTATTGATATGAATGTGTTTAAAAATTTTGAGTCTGTTTATTCTGGTCACTTCCATCATCCCTCACGTCACCAGAACATTGAGTATCTCGGCGCTCCTTATGAAATGACATGGTCAGATTACCAAGGTAGTCGAGGCTTTCATGTGTTTGATACAGAGACTCGTGAAGTAACTAAAATTGAAAATCCATTTAGAATGTTTCATAAAATTGAGTACGATGATTCTAATATGACGATCGATGACGTAGCTCATCTCGATACATCTAGTTATAAAGATACATATATTAAAGTCATTGTAAAAAATAGGTCTAACGCCTACATTTACGATATGTTTATGAATAGGTTAAATGACGAAGGAGTTGCTGACATCAAAGCAATTGATGATGCACTTAACTTAGAATCTTCTGGTGTTGAAGAAATTTTAGACGAAACGAAAGACACTACAGAAATTCTACACAACTATATTGATTCATTGGAAACAACAGCAGATATAAACGCCGTTAAGAAAACGGTTGATGAATTATATCAAGAGGCTTTAAGTATAGCATGAGATTACATTTTAAAACCCTGCGTTATAAAAATATATTATCGACTGGAAACGCTTTTACTACAATAGATCTCGACAAAAAGAATTCAACACTTATTAGTGGCTCTAATGGCGCTGGTAAATCAACATTCTTAGATGCAGTCGTATTTGGTCTATATGGTAAACCTTTTCGTAAAATTAATAAACCACAGCTTCTCAACTCTATCAACAACAAAGGATTGTTAGTTGAGTTAGAGTTTAATGTAGGAGGATCTAACTACATTGTAAGAAGAGGCATCAAACCTACAATCTTTGAAATTATTAAAGATGGTGAGATTATAAATCAAGACGCTGCAAAGAAAGACTACCAAGCTTATCTCGAGCAAAATATTCTCGGTATTAACTATAAATCTTTTAATCAAATTGTAGTTTTAGGTAGTGCAACCTATATTCCTTTTATGGAATTGCCAGCTCATACTCGACGGGATATCATCGAAGATCTTCTTGACATTCAAGTCTTTAGTACAATGAACCTTCTTGCTAAGGAAAGGCTCAGTGCAAATAAAGAAATGATTAATGATAACAAGTATCGTTCTGAAATTGTCGAGTCAAACATTCTTTTGACCGAAGAAAACAATGCTGAAATCACAAAGATTCGTCAGGTTGAAGTTGATAAGATTAAAGATAAAATGCAAGAGCATATCAATAATATTGAAGATAAGCAAGCGTTGATTGAATCGATTGAAGATATTATCAATTTAATGATCTCGCAAATCGAAGATAAAAGGTCGAATAAAGAAAAATTAGAAAAGACTTTATCGGTTCAAAGAGAATTGATAGCAACTAAGAAAAGGCACGAAAAAGAGATATTATTCTACCACGATAATGATAATTGTCCTACGTGCAAACAAGGTATAGATCACGAGTTTAAAGCAAGAACAACAATCGAAAAACAAAAAAAGACAGAAGAACTTACAGCAGGTATTAAAGAACTTGAAACCAAGATTCAAGAATATCAAACTAGAGCTGATAGGATCTCAGAAGTTGAAGATCAAATCAAAGCAAAGAATCTTGATATTAGTGAACAGCGAGGTGAGATTCGAATATCTAAGAATGCTCTTAATTCATATAAAAAGGATCTCGAGCAGGCAGAAGAAGAAGTAGAAAAGGTTGATAAGACAGGTCTAAAGAAACTAAAAAAAGAAATGTGCGAGCTTCAAGCAGAGCAGCAACAATTGTTTAATGATCAAACTACGTTGAATGTTGTTTCTACTATTCTTAAGGATGGGGGTATTAAAACTCGAATTATTCGTCAATATATTCCAGTAATGAATAAGCTTATAAACAAATACCTTTCAGCTTTTGAACTTTTCGTTGACTTTCATCTTGACGAGAATTTCAATGAAGTTATCCGCTCGCGCTTTAGAGATACGTTTTCTTATGGTTCATTTTCAGAAGGCGAAAAACTAAGGATATCACTTTCAATCATGCTTGCTTGGAGATCGGTCGCAAAACTTCGCAACTCAGTCTCAACAAATTTATTAGTACTCGACGAAACTCTTGACGGCGCACTCGATAGTGTTGGTATTGAGTCGCTCATTGAGACTCTACATAATCTCAATACTAATGATAACATATTCGTTATATCACACAGAGGTGATCAGTTTGCTGAAAAATTTGCAAATCATATTCGTTTTCACAAAGTTAAAAACTTTAGTGAGATTGCTGCATAGTGCACTTTTACGTACATATAAGTGTCAACAAAGTGCACTTTTACGTACATAAAAATGTATATAGTGGTTGACATTTACAATTGTTTGTGGTAGAATAGCACCATGATTAAGAAATTTTATACAAATGTTGAACGTTGGGGTAATCAAATTCTCTGGCGTGGTTATGATGAAGAAGGTAGATTTCAGCGTAAAGTTACGTTTAAACCTACCATGTATACCACTGGTAATCCTAAGAAAGAGTCGAGCCTATACAGATCTCTGATTGGCAACAAGCAACTCTTTCCCATGCAGTTCGATACTATGCGCGAGGCAAAGAACTTTATCGAAGAGTATAAAGATGTCGGTGGCATGGAAATCTATGGTAATACTAATTTTATTTCTCAGTTCATTCAGCGAGCTTATCCTGGAGAAATTGAGTTTGATCAGGACCGAATCAACATTGTTTCTTTTGATATTGAGGTTGACATTAGCGATGGCTATCCTAACGTTGATGAAGCTGACAAGGAAATCACCTCAATCGCATATAAGTCTTCCCTCTCTGACAAGTATATCCTACTCGGTCGCAAAGACTATGATAAGTATCAGACGACAACAGACATCGACCCCGATGATATCGAGTTCGTAAAGTTTGACACTGAGCTTGAATTACTTCGCTACTTTGTTAAAGTTTGGCGTAAGAATTTTCCGGATATTGTTACTGGTTGGAACGTCGAGTACTTCGATATCTCATATATCGTGACTCGAATCATTAGGCTCTGTGGAGAAGAGATGGCTCAACAGCTCTCTCCCTGGGGCTCCATTCGAAAAACTGTGCGTGAGTTTTTTGGTAAACCTCAAAGCACTTATGAAATTAAAGGTCTCAGTGTTATTGATTACATGGATGCTTTTAAAAAGTTTGGGTATAAGTATGGTCCTCAAGAATCATACAAACTCGATCACATTGCTCATGTAGTTCTCGGTGAGAAAAAACTAGACTACTCTGAGTATGGTAACTTGACTGCACTCTATGAGCAAAACCCTCAACTCTATCTCGATTATAACCTTAAAGACACTCAACTTATCCAACGAATGGAAGACGAGACAGGCTTGCTTGCACTCGTAATGACCGTTGCTTATGGTGGTGGTGTAAACTATAACGACGCCTTTGGTACGGTTGGGATTTGGGAAACTACAATCTATCGTAGACTTATTAAAGATAAGATTGTTCCTCCTCTCAAACGAGGTCCTGGTCAAAGAGGCGGAGATTTAGTCGGTGGTTATGTTAAAGATCCCCAGGTTGGTCTACATCCGTGGGTTGTGTCTTTTGATTTAAACTCTCTGTATCCTCACCTAATGTTACAATATAACATGTCACCTGAAACTTACATTTCGGATGTTCGTGAGTATGTAACACAAGACATGGTGCTAAAAGGCGAGTATAGTAATCAAAATCCGAGCATGTCTGTTTGTGCCAATGGCGTATGCTTTACGAAAGAGAATGTTGGAATTATTCCTCAAATCATTGATGAGTATTACAACAATCGTTCTCTAATCAAAAAGAATATGTTAAAAGTCGAGCAACAACTTGAAAATGAAAAAGATCCTCGACAAAAAGCTCTATTGAAAAAGGAAGTGAATCAGCTACATAATTCTCAGATGGCTATCAAGATTTCCATGAACTCTCTTTATGGTGCTACTGCTAACATCTACTTTCTTTACTATATTAATGAAATGGCTGAAGCAATCACTACATCTGGTCAGCTCAGCATTCGATACGCACAAAAGTCTGTCAATGATTATCTCAATAAGATACTCAAGACGGATGGAAAAGACTACATCGTGTACATCGATACAGATTCGATCTATGTTAACTTTGGCCCTTTAGTCAAAGAAGTGTTTGGCACAACTGACATTGATCGAAGTCAAGGCGAAGAGTTTCTTGACAAAATTTGTTCCACAAAAATCGAAGAGGTAATTGAAAACGGCTATATTGATCTCGCTAAGAAAATGGGTGTTTATCGACAAGCAATGGTTATGAAAAGAGAAAAGATCACTGATAGATCAATCTTTATTGCTAAGAAACGCTATATTATGAATACACTTAATAGCGAAGGTGTACATTATGAAAAGCCTAAAATTTCAGTTACTGGTCTTGAGTCCGTGAGATCTTCGACACCTCAAATTTGCCGTGATAAGATGAAAGAAATTTTCTCTGTCATTATGAATGAAGGTGAGACCGAGACTCAACACTTTATTGCAAACTTCAAACGTTTGTTTAAAACTTTACCAGCAGAAGATATTGCTAAGACATCAGGTACTGATAACATTGATAAGTATCGTGATCGGAAAACTGGTGGATATAAGAAAGGTTGTCCTATGCATGTTCGAGGTTGTATTCTTTATAACAATCAACTCATACAAAAAAGAATCGACAAAAAGTTCGAAGCAATTCGCTCAGGTGACAAGATCAAGTTCTTATATCTCAAGGTTCCAAATCCTTTACGAGAAAATATGGTTTCATTCCCAGGCGTTCTTCCTAAAGAACTTGGCCTCGATGCATACATAGACTATGACAAGCAATTTGACAAAGTGTTTCTTTCTCCTATTGAAGCAATTCTTGAAGCTCTTAGCTGGTCGTCTGAAAAAGTCAATACGCTTGAAGATTTTTTTAGTTGACATTAAATAATAACTATGATAGAATAGGAAGTGAAAAATGACAATATCCTCATCGTTTGAAACAGTTGAAGAAAAAGTATTGAACTGGGTATCAATTATGAAAGACCCGTATTATGATGGGTTTACTGGCTGGGGTCAGAAACAGAAACTGTACTTACTAAAAAAATTAGTGGACGGTATTCTATCTGACCCCGACCTTCCTAGTTATACAGGTGAAAAAGAATGGTTAGAAGAAATGGAGATAACTCTATGAGCAAGGATTGGGTGCAAGACATTAACGCAATGCACAAACACTATGGAATGACCGAAAAGTTCAGGGATTTCAATGGAGAACAAAAACGACAGTTTCTTGAGTTCAGAGCTAACTTCTTGCAAGAAGAGCTTGACGAACTTAAGGCTAATATGGGAAATCCCGAAGAAATAGTGGATGCACTCATTGATCTCTGTGTTGTTGCTATTGGTACACTCGACGCTTATGGCGTGGACGCTTATAAAGCTTGGGACGAAGTACTTTGGGCTAATATGTCAAAAGAAGTTGGGATTAAGGAAGGTAGACCAAATCCATTAGGTTTACCAGATTTGGCAAAACCTGCTGGTTGGAAGGCGCCTAGCCACGTAGGTAATCACGGGGCGCTAAGGAGCTTATAATAAAATGACTGTTTTTCGTAAATCAATGTTAGAGACTTCGCGGCAATATTACAAAGCTGCTATTTCAAAGCATCGATTAAATCTTGAAGTTATGATGCAAAACGGAGTTGGTGTTGCTGAGCACCCAGATATCATGGAAACAATTGATGCTGAATTGGGTAGAATGGCAGAATACCACGATAAATTAGAAATGTTAGAAAAATATTTTCCTTTAGGAGATGATTAGTATGAATTCAAAATATAACCTACTCACTAAGCTCGATGTAATTACTGACGTAATTAAAGAAATTGAAGACAACATTCCTTCTCAAGCCGGCGGTCATTATTACACTGCTCTTAATGTATTGGCAGAAATTGAAGACAAGACTCGGGCAGAATTGCAGTCAAGTCTCGTAAAAACTCCGGAACAAAAATCTCTTTTTAATTAATAACTTACGTACATAGATACATAAGTTATTGTTTTTATTTGGAAAAAAATACCAAATAATAGTGTACAATTGTGACATTTTATTGTAGAATGGTTCTTGTCAGTGAATTGAAAGCTGACGCCGAAAAAACCACTTAATTAGGAGTAGAAACTAATGAAGCAACTCGAATATAGAAAACTCAATGCAATGGAATTGTATTTGATGTTAGATTCCGGCGATCTGAATCCCGATCCTATCGGTCAGCGCCCACCTACATCATCTGGTCCAAAAAAATCTATTGGTATCATCAAGTCGCTAATTGAAGAATTTGGCATAGGTATGATTACTATTCGTGATATTTCCAACGATCCTATTGCGCAGGCTATATACGGCTGTAAGTATCTTGTCATCGACGGCGGTCACCGTTGTCGTGCAATTATGCAATACTTTAAAGGTAAGATTACAGTCAACGGCGAAAGATATCTTGATTCAGATATTGATCTAAAAGATTATGACATCATTCTTGATATTCGTGAGTGTACGGCTGCTGAGTCGTGTATTTTGTTTCGTAACATTAATACGACTACTCCTACGAACTTCATGGAAATGATCATGTCTGATGAAGAATCATTGAATTGTAAGTTCATTCGAAGCCAGACCTCTTATGTTAAAGAGTATGGTAACGAAGTTCATCCTCTTTTCAAGCACCATATTGATGGTCAAGGAAATCAGAAGATTGATCACTGGGACAACAACCATATCAATCCACGAAGAAAGTGGGATGAGTATGTAGCTATCGCTTGTATTCGAGCTGCTGCAAGGGGCAACGTTGATGCTGGTCAACCAGCGATTGAAGAGTTGTCTACTGCTCCAGAAATTTCTTCACGAGTAAAAAAGGAAGTTGATAAATTCCTTAATGCTTGTGCAGACCTCCGTAAGTTTAGACAAAACGCTATGAATGCTGATGTAATGGGTGCTTTCACACTCTTTTACTTTGGCATCATGGGTGAGTTCAAGTCTGGCTTCCGCATTAACAGCAAGCGATTCTATCAAGATTTTATGCAGGCTCACTTCATACTAACTGGCAAAAAAGATAAGACTCTTGAAGATGAGATTATCCAAACACCAGATGGAGATGCCTTTGTAAAAGAATATGTTCGTAAAAACATTAAGAACTTTGCAAACGGTCTTGATCAAGATTTTACATATACATTGTATATGTCTCAGATTAGAAATCTAGATGTAACGAAGATTGATGAAAAGCGAACAGAAACAAAAAACAACAAAGAAGAAATGCTTGCTCTTCAGGGTTATAAGGATGCACTCACAGGCAAAGAGTTAGACTTAAACAGTTCAGCGTATAGCCATGATGTTGCGCATAGCCTTGGCGGCGAGTCGACTGACGAAAACTCTTACATTGCAGATCAAGAGATTAACAGATTGATTGGTCTACTTGATAAGGAAAAAGCAAAAGAGTTTTTGAAACTATTGGCTGAATCGGAGGCATAAATATGTTTAGATGTGTTACAATCGGTAAAGATCCACTCAAAAGTAGATGGACTAGAAAAAGCTGGCGTGGTAGTATTTGGATAAGACAAAATATTCATATGTATAATACAGTTACTGCAACTTGTAGAGAAGCTGAATTATTGCTAATGAATTGTTTTGGATTGTGGAAAGATCGCGATGATAAAAATTATCCACGTTGGTATGTTGATGATAAAGATTTACAAGAGTTTGTTTTGAGAGAAATGAGGCGTGTAATATGATACTAATTGTTGAAGGTATGGATAATTGTGGTAAGTCTACGTTAATTAAAGATCTTCGTAAAGAATACTTCACTCGTCCTACCACCATTTGTCATCACTCTACGAGTCCACCTAAGGATACTCAATTTCCTGACTTGTGGGAAGGTCGTCACTATGGCGACCTTTTCAGCTTGTTCACTAGTATTGTTACAGAAAATCATTATGATATAGTCTTAGATAGATTTCACTTAGGTGCTATCGTCTATGGTGCTAAGTATAGAAGCTCAGATCCTCATATGATTAAAACTATTGATAAACAATATCTTCAAAATAATTTTGAATCTGCTCTTTTATTATTGACAGACTCTAATGAAGGGATTATGTCACGTGATGACGGAATGACTATTGAACAAACGTCAGAAGAATATGATGATGTTAGGCGTAGGTTTATAGATGCTTTTAGTGAGTCTCATTGCCCAAACAAACTTCATATTGATATTACAAAAGACGTTAAAACTATTGACAAAGTATTGCCAAATGTGTTAGAATGGCTTAACAAAATTGAGGAATGAAAATGCAAACTGTAAGTGACATCCGCAAAAAGTTAATGATAAAACGCATTGAAAAAGATTACGTTATTGATAAGACCGGTGTCAAAACAATTGAACTCATCGGTGAATCATTTATTGCCGACGAAGATTGGATTATTCGCAAGCCTAACTTAGAATACGTTAAACGTGAACTTGATTGGTATCATAGTCAATCATTATATGTAAATGATATTCCAGGAGATACTCCACAAATTTGGAAACAAATTGCTTCTGACTTCGGCCAAATCAATTCAAATTATGGTCATCTTATTTGGTCAGAAGAAAATGGTCATCAATATAATCATGTCTTGCATGAATTGAGAAATAATCCTGATAGTCGTAGAGCAACTATGATTTATAATCGGCCGAGCATGCATCTTGACTATAACCGAGAAGGTATGAATGATTTTGTTTGTACATATGGAAATCAATTCATGATCCGTGATGATAAACTCGTATCACATTATATTATGCGATCTAACGACGCCGTGTTTGGTTATTGTAACGATGTTCATTGGGCAATGCATGTACATGACATGCTCGCTTATGACTTAAAAATTGAAAAAGGCGACTTAATTTGGACAGCTTCATCTTTTCATATCTATGAAAGACATTTTAAATTCTTAGACAAAATGTTTGGATTAAAAGAAGATGAGTAATAATTGGGATACGAGATTTTTATATCTTGCAAAAGAAGTTAGTACGTGGTCTAAAGATCCAAGTACTCAAATAGGGGCCGTTATTGTAAATGAGAATCGAAGAATTCTTGCTACAGGATATAATGGGTTTCCTCGTGGTATTTTTGATAAAGATGAACGACTAAATAATCGAGAAGAAAAATATAAACTCGTTGTCCACGCTGAAATGAACGCCATCTATAACGCTACATTCAATGGCGTTTCTCTTGATAAAGCAACTTTATATGTGTGGGGTTTACCTGCTTGTTCTGAATGTGCAAAAGGTATTATCCAAGTTGGCATTAAAAAGGTTGTAATGGCTGACATAAATAAAGTTGACAGGTGGCAAAAATCGTTTGAGATTTCTAAAACTTTATTTGATGAAGCAAGTATTGAATATAAAATGGTAGAAGTGAATGGATTACAAAAGAATAGCGATAATAAGTAACTGGCGAACTGGAAGTACTTATTTTACTATGAAAAAAGCACACGAACATGGTGTGCCTTTTATGGGTGAGTTATTTCATGTATCTAGACCATTTTCAATTGGAGAAGTTCCTCGTGGTTGGATCACCGAAGAGTCCATTCGAGAAGAATTAAGGCATCTTCCTGCAAAAGAAGCTTCAGACACAATGATTATTGAAGCTCTTGAAAATGGCCACCCAGGTTGTTTTAATTTACGTCCCGGTCAAATTGAAGACAAATATTGGCCTTACCTTTTTGAAAATCTTGATAAAGTCTATTACCTCTATAGAAGAAATTGGGATGCCCAAGTTAGAAGTTTTGTATCGGTTGATCTTAGAGGAGACTGGGGTGTAACTGGTTGGTTTTTTCAAAGACCTGGAGATGAACACACTCCACCAGACCATACAGACGAAGAAATGAGAAATCAAAAAATACTTGGGACTTGGTATAATCGTACTAAACCTTACATATCTAAAGTAAGACCAACGTTTGATTTGCTTGAAGATAGAGCAGCCCTTCTTATTAGAGAATACATAAGAATGTATCGTTGTTATAAGCAACACCCAGGTGAATTAGTTGCTTATGAAGATTGGTACACCGGTGAACAATATAGACCAGACAATAAGCACGTTTATTATCTTGGTGAAGAAGAGTTAATGTATCCAAAGTTTGACACCGTAGGTCTTTTTGAACGAGACGAATATGGCGTAATTAAAAAGGAACATACTCCTCACCCAGATCCGTGGGGCCCTCGAAATATTGAACCATCTATAGATCCTTGGAGTAAAAATAAATTATGAAAAACATTTCTATTATTATGGCCCGCGGCATTGAAGGCTGTGGTGTTACTAAGTATACTGTCGAGCAAGTTAAATGGCTCAAAAAGAATGGGTACAACGTAAAAGTTTTTGCTTCAAAAGACAAATCTTTTTCTCGCAAGAATGCTCATGTACACGATTTTGAAGTGTTTAAATTTGCAGATGATACCCTTCTTGATGATATGATCACTCGATGTAATGAGTCTGATCTTATCATTATTAATTCTCTACCAGCCAAGGGGAACGGTAGAGGTAAAGGTGTAGGAGATAAAGCACTCGACAATTGGGTAAAGGCACTCAAGTCATTTAAGAAGCCCGTAGTGCTTATTCAACACGACCATACGGTTTACTCAATCAAAAGAAATGGTGCTCTAGAAGAAGCTATCGATGCTGCTAGCATTATCTTTGTTCATTCTACAAATAACGACTTTTCTCAGTATGTAAAAGAATACGTTGGTGATACTGGTCTTTCTTCATTTTTTGGTGAAAGCTCTGATAAAAAAATCTTAGCCTTTCAACCCGGCATTGACTTTGACGAACATCGAGAAAAGTATTGGAAAGATTGTAAAGAACAAGATCGATTACATCATAAGTGGATTGGTCGTACTACAAGCTGGAAAGGTTATCAACTTATGTTTGATTGGCATACCAACTGGCTTCAAGGCGCAGGGTATGCTACTACATTCGAAGGAATTGAAAAGTCGCCGGCTTGGTTATCGTTTAAAGAATGCGGTGAATTTTTTGATGAAATGAAAAACCATCCTAATGATGTTAACATTACAGAAAGATATGGAGAAAAAGCATCTGTCTTTAGTACATTCATCCAAGACGAGCTAATGGAAAGAATGTCGAAGGTTGGATTTGGTTATCAGCTCAGTGTACTCAAGCCAAAATATATTGAACGATCAATTGAATATACCCATCAAGAAATTGTTGCAGCTGGCGCTGTTCCAGTGTTTCGAAAAGAATATGGTGAAGTATGCATACATAGAGTAACCGGCGATCCACTTATCCATTGTAAAAACAACGGTACGCTTTGGATAGGTAATGATGTTGAAAGTCGAGCCGGTGTACTTGATCACATTAAACAACTCAATGATGATGGTTATCGAGACGCATATCGAGAAGCAGCATTTGAATTTTATAAGCAACATCAAGACGCTTCAAATACCTTTGAAGATTTGATGACAAACATTAAGGAAAACCTATGATTAAACACGCATCCATTGTACCACTTATTGGAGGTGAAACAATAGGTTCTGAAATCGCTTTTGGCGAAGCACCTACCTATATGATGTCATACGAGGCGTTTGAAGGGAATGATGCTCATGCCCGTAACTATTACGGTGGTGTTCCATACTACGTTCTAGATAAAGGAGAGAGACCTACAGAGAGTGTTGATGTAGTATCTTCTGTATGCCCGTGTGCTGGACTATCTCAATTATCTCACGGATTTGGTGATGATAATCCAAACAATCAATGGATGCCTAAGACAGCATCATACGTATTAGAACAAATTAAACCAAAAGTATTCTGGGGTGAAAATGCACCAGGATTTGCAGGTAAGATTGGTGAAACGGTACGAAATCAGTTGAAGCAAATTGGAAAAGAAAATGGATATACAATGAGCGTATATCGTACAAAAACTCTTCTTCACGGTGGACCACAAATTCGAGAGAGATCATTCTATTTCTTTTGGCGAGATGATAAGGTACCTTTATTGAGTTGGTTCAATAAACCTCACAAAAAGATTGAAGACGTACTTATGAGTGTGAAAGGTAATAACTTTCAAACAGATGTTATTAATCCAAAGACTCCATCAAAAGATGATCTCTATTATAAGTTTGCACTTGAGCACATTCATGGAGGCATGGAGCATAAAGACTTTGCTCAAATTGTTGAACCTCAAAAGGTGAGGAACGCCGATATTTTTTCATATATAGAACGTATGGGTTATGATTATACTCAAGTTGGTGAATGGATGGCATCTCAAGGCTACGATAAAGAAGTTGAGAAATGTAAATATCGAGTTGAAAAGCTTAAGGCCGGTGGTAATATTATGAGAAGAGGTACAATTATTCCTAAGGATTACATCGGGGCTTTCGTTGGCCACTATCCTACAATGTTAACTCATCCAGAAGAAGATCGTTATATCAATTATCGAGAAGCAATGACGATCATGGGTTTGCCTGAAGACTTTGAATTATTGAATCCGAAGAAGAGCGCGAATCATATCTGTCAAAATGTACCTGTGCAGACTGCCGCAGACATGGCGTCGGAAGTTAAAAAATATTTGAACAATGAGCTTCCACTAGTTGACACCGACTATGTTTTACAGTATAATAAAGGTCAAAAATCTGAATACATTGAAAAAAAGTCAACTCTTGAGGCGTTTATATGAAACATTTAATATTTGATTTTGAAACAATGGGCTCAGACCCTAGTAATTGCGCAGTCGTTGACGTTTCTGCAATGGTGTTTGATTGGGATAGATTTGAAACAAATCCTTACACTTGCAAAGATATTAGTATGACTCGAAAATTTAAATTGTCTGTTAGCGATCAAGTAAAAAACTATGGATTTAAAATAGAACAAAGTGTACTTGATTTTTGGGAATCTCAACCTAAAGAAGTAAAGAAAAACATTGTTCCCAAGAAGACTGACTTGTCAGTTAAAGAATTCGTCCAAGAGTTTCATGATTTCTTAATTGACGCCGGCCAAATTGGTCATTGGTGGACTCGATCAAATACGTTTGATCCTGTTATATTAACTCGGCTCTTCGCTGCAGAAAATAAAAAGTCTCACATGGAAGAGTACCTTAAGTATTATCTCGTTCGTGATACACGTACATGGATTGATGCTAAACTTAATTTCCCTAAAAAGAATGGATTTATAATTGATGAGTGGCAAGAAAGTTTTAAAGCTCACGATAGTTCTTGGGATATTTTAATTGATGTGTTGCGATTACAAAAATTACATCGGGTAGAATTTGATTTAGAGGATGAATAATGACAGAAGAAAATACTAAAATTACTATAGACCAGCTTCAACCTTATAGTCTTTTTCTTGCCACTCCAATGTATGGTGGGCAATGTACGGGAACTTATACAAAAGCTGTTACAGAATTATCAATGATGTGTGCGACAAACGGAATTAAAATTAAACATTACTTTTTATTTAATGAGAGCTTAATACAACGTGCAAGAAACTATTGTGTAGACGAATTTATGAGATCTGATTGCACTCATTTATTGTTTATTGACGCAGACGTATCTTTTAATCCAAAAGATGTTCTTACAATGTTAGCTATTCAGATTTCTAATCCAGAAAAATATGATATTGTAAGTGGCGCTTATCCAAAGAAAACGATTGCTTGGGAAAAAGTAGTGACGGCTGTGCGCAATGGAAGGGCGGAAAACTCTCCTTTCGATCTTGATCAATACATTGGTGATTTTACGTTTAATCCTATTCAAAATGGTGAGCAACAAAAATTTGCTGTAACAGATCCTATTGAAGTAGCAGAAGCTGCAACTGGGTTTATGCTCATACCTAGATATGCTCTTGAAAAATACAGAGATGAATATCCAGAATTATCGTATAAACCAGATCATGCAAGAACAGAAAACTTTGATGGAACAAGAGAAATAACCGCTTTCTTTGATTGTGGCATTGATCCGGAATCAAAAAGATATCTTTCAGAAGACTATTTCTTTAGTCATAAAGCAAGAGCAATTGGTCTTAATTTGTGGATGTGTCCTTGGATTAATCTTAACCACATGGGTTCGTATGTGTTTAAAGGTAATCTTCCAGCCGTTAGTTCATTACCTAATACGTCTGCGACTGCTTCAAAACAATCTATGAAAAGTTATTATCAACAAAAAGACGATTTAACTGGGATAAAAGCAAGTCCCTTACCATCCACTTTAAGAAACCAAAAGAAAAGAAATCGTAAAAAGTCATGACTAGTAATTTATAAATATTTAGAAAATGACTTTAGACACTTACCCAATGAAAATGTTCAAAACATTTATTAATGAAGTATTAAATAAGCCCTATCCTTATTCTGCAATAAAAAAGTGGAGTGATCCTACTGCAGACAAAGCGTATAGATCTTATTTTGAAACTGATGATGGTTCAGAGATTGATGTTTTATTTACAGGCAAGGAACATATGGATGACTATGATCATCTTGACTGGGAGATAGAATTCAAGCGAAATGGATCTCTTGAAGTCACAGGTGAAGGTGATGCTCTGCGTATTATTGCAACTGTGATGAAGATAGTAAGAGATTTTATCAAGCTTGAAAATCCAAAATATATGAATCTAATGGCAGCAAAGCCTAAAGGCTCTAATAAAAAACTATCTGGTCGAGAGCGTCTTTATAGCCGATTGATACAAAAAGAAGTCGGTAGTAAATATAAGGTACGGGTTGATAATAGTTCGTCTGGAACTGCCTGGAATATAGAAAAAAAGTAACAAAATTATAATTGGCATCACAACAGTAGCTACATACTTAAAATTTTAGTAGTTAAACCAAAAAACAGTTGACATTTTGCCTACACTATGGTAGAATAGCACTTGATTATGACAGGAGAAACTTATATTATGAAATTCAGTGATTCAACTCTTACTGTGCTTAAGAGTTTTTCGACAATCAATCGGTCGATACAACTCCAGCCGGGTAACACACTTAAAACTATTACCCCCGAAAAGACATTAATTGCTACAGCTAAAATTGGAGATGAAATTCCCTCTGAAGCTTGCATTTATGATCTTTCAAGATTTTTATCGATTTTATCTTTATATTCTAATCCAGACGTGGAATTTCATGATAAATACTTTACTATATCTGAGGGAAAGCGTAAGACGAAATATGTTTACGCTGACATTTCAATGATTCATGTGCCTCCTCAAAAGGATATTCATATCCCTGAAGAAGATGTTGTTGTTGATGTCAAGTGGGATGATCTTCAATCTGTAGTAAAAGCAGCTGGAGTCCTTCAGTTTAGTGAGATAGCATTCGTTGGTACCGACGGTAAATGTTATCTCAAAGCAATCTCATCTGAGCAAGAAGGTGCCGATGATTACGGTATCGAAATTGGTGAGACTGCTGATGAGTTTAAGATTATTATTAAAACTGATAATCTCAAGCTCTTGCCTCAAGATTATAGAGTTGCCTTATGCTCAAAGGGTATTTCAGAATTTCGAGGCGAACAAGCTAGCTACTTTGTAGCTATTGATTCTAAGTCGACTTACACAAAAGGAAGTTAATTATGAGTGAAATGGAAATGGGCCAACAACAGGCCGAACCGGTAAGCGTTACTCTGAACGATATCGCATCAATTGTACAAATCATTGATGTTGTATCGCGTCGTGGTGGTATCCAAGGTAACGAAATGGCAGGAGTAGGTATGCTCCGTAACAAATTGGAAACTTTTCTTCAGCAGAATATGCCTGAAGGGATGGGCCAGCAAGCACAAGCAGACGCTGCTGCAACTCCAGTTGATGTTGAATCACCACTTGAAGGTGAACTTGCAGGTAGGGTTGTACAATAATTCTATCTCTGCAGAGGGGACTATGAGTCCCCTCTTTTTTATATTATGATTAAGGTGAATATATTATGGTGGATGTTAAATCCAACGAAGTTCTGTGGGTCGAGAAATACCGACCACAAAAAATTGATGATACGATCCTTCCCGAAAAAACAAAAGCAATGTTCAAAAAGTTTGTTGCTGATGACAGTGTTCCAAACCTTCTTTTAACCGGTGGTCCAGGTGTAGGTAAAACTACGATTGCAAAAGCAATGCTAGAAGAACTTGGTTGTGATTACATAGTCAAAAACGGCTCTCTTAACGTTAATATTGATTCAATCAGATATGATATTTCTACGTTTGCTTCTGCAGTATCTTTAACAGGCGGAAGAAAATATGTAATCTTTGATGAAGCAGATTATTTGAATGCTGCAAACGTACAACCGGCTCTACGTAACTTTATCGAAGAATACTCTTCTAATTGTGGATTTATTTTTACGTGCAACTTTAAGAATAGAATCATTGAGCCTCTTCGTTCTCGTTTATCTGAGGTTGATTTTACGATTGAACAAACAGATAGACCTCAACTTGCAATGCAATTCTTCAAGCGAGTCAATCTCATTCTTCAAAACGAAAGTGTTGATTTCGATAAAAAAGTTGTTGCTAAAGTAATTGAAAAACATTTTCCTGATTTTCGTAGGGTATTGACTGAGTTACAATCGTACTCAGCAACCGGTACAATCGATGAAGGTATCTTTATCAATTTACGAGAAGAATCTATCGATGAACTTTTTAATCATCTCAAAGGTAAAGACTTTACCAACATGAGAAAATGGGTTGCTAAAAACTCTGATCAAGATATGAATGAAATGTTTCGTCGTATCTATGACGCTGCTACAGATAAAATAGAGTTTAGAACCTTACCCGGTTTTTGTGTTACGCTTGCAGATTATATGTACAAATCAAGTTTTGTTGCTGATCCTGAAATTAACATGGTTGCGTTTTTGACTGAAGTAATGATTGAATCGGAGTACAAATAATGATTTTAAATCTTAAATGTTTTAATTGTTCAAAGAAACTCAAAGGTGAACTCGATACTTATACGGTTACTATGAATACTTTAGAAGGAAAACATAAAGTAAAAATGTGTAGTAATTGCGCCATGCAACTTGATGACATCTTAAAAAATATCGAGGATATTCATAATGAAGGATCTGAGCCCATTTGATTTTATGAATGCTGCTTCTTTTTCAAAAGAAGATCTCATACATGATAGCGAATATCCAGAACTAATTGAAAAGCAATATAACCCATACATTGTAAATCGTGGGTTTACTAATTTTGAAGATACGATACTACACGCAAATGAAATGAATCGGTGTCATCATCTTTTCCCAGCTGCTCAGTTTGATTATTATCGTTCTGTTTTGAGAAAAAGAAAAAGATTTAGTAAATGGCCAAAAGCAGATAAGGACCAAAAGCTCGACACTATACAACAAATCTATTCATGTAACCGTACAGTTGCTAAACTTTTAGCAAAAGCTCTTACAGAAAAAGATATGAAATGCCTATATAGTAAAATGGAAAAGGGTGGAAACTAAGATTTAAATAAATAAATCTATGTAACTTTGTCATGTTACCCACTAAGAATTTATAATAAAGGCGTTTTATGGAAGAGGATATTTTTAAAGGTGTGGGCGTTGAAATACGTTTACCTACCCAAGATAGTTTCTTAAAAATTAAAGAAACTCTTACCCGTATTGGGATTAGTTCAAGGAAAGAAAAAAAGCTCTATCAGTCTTGTCATATCTTACACAAAAAAGGTAGATATTCGATTTTACATTTTAAAGAGTTGTTTATTCTCGATGGCAAGAAGAATACGTTTACTGAAGAAGATAAGGCTCGTAGAAATACTATTGTGAATCTTTTAGAAGAATGGGAGTTAATTGAAATTATTGATAAAAACCAAACAGAAGATCCAATAGCATCGTTAAATCAAATTAAAATCATTCCTTTTAAAGATAAAGAAAATTGGGATCTAGCAGTAAAGTATAATATAGGGAAAAAGTGAATAAGTATATCATTCCGCCCGCGGAAAGAGATATGCTTCCCGATGATATTCATGGTTTAACAGTTTTAGATTTTGGTGCCAAAGCAAATCCGCGTGGCACTTATCGGGAAGAATATCTTAATTTATATAATGTGAGGGAATATCATTGTGTTGATATTCAAGCTATACATGGTTCTCATGTAGTAGATTTAAGATCAGAAACTGCTGCAAAGAGAATACAGGAATTGACAGGTCATAAAACTTTTGATTTATTATGTAACGTTGGCACAAGTGAACACGTTTCGATTCAAAGAACATTCTATCAAGCTGTGCATAAACTTGCTCATCCTGGCAGTTACATTTTTCATTGGACTCCAATGGCTGAGAAAATGTTATGGCATGGTGCCCACGGTTCTCTATGGCACTGTCAACCAGAATTTTTTGAATGGTTGGCAAATAGAAACGGATATGAAATTGTTAAGAGAGCTTTTCCTCGAAATGAAGTTTCTGCTGTATTATATAAGGTAAAAGAAAAAAAAGATTTTCAATGGCATCCAGCTTGGACGGATACTTTTTGGAAGAATCCAAATTACGTTGATTTTGACAACATTAATGCACATAAACAAAAGGCTATACTATGAAATTTATTATTGAATCAGAAAGAGCGGTCGATCCTAAATTAGATTCTTGGAATTTTATTGATTTTGCACCAGTGTTTGGAGCAGGCCAAAGAATGTCGGCCTACAACGCTTGGAACAAAGAATTTCCCATTGTTTCTAAAACGACTCGTAATGCTCCTAGCTTGCACTTACCACCAGAAACTCGGATGGCCTTGCCTACTGGCATTGTTGTTGAAGATTTACCAGAAGATCATATATTAGAAGTGTCAGTTATTTCATCGGCTACGATGCAAATGGGTATACATTGCCCTGCTCCTTTACGAGTAATGAATGGAGAGCCTATTTTTATTAATGTACATAATATATCAGATACTCTGGTACAAATCACTTCTGGGGCATATCTAGGCCTAGGAAGGTTAATTCATGTACCAAAAGATGAAGTACTTTCTGTAAAATCGTATAAATAAAAATTGAGATGCCGTAAGGGTCTCATTTAACCGCCGGGCTGTTGCCGGCATACTTAATCTTGCTTAAAAGGAGATGAAGCAATGACTCGATTTAACCTTAATACGTTAACCCCCTATTCCGTTGGTTTTGACCGCGTGTTCGACAGGCTTATGGAGCTTGAGCACGGGCCCAACGGCCATCCTAATAATCAAGGGTTTCCCCCTTATAACATACGCAGATCTGAAGATGAGTTCTTCATCGACATTGCGTTAGCAGGTGTAGCACCTGAAGATATCGACATTGAACACAAAGAAAACATTTTAACTGTCAAATCAAACTGGGCAGAAAATAATGATCATTTCTCTGATGCTGCTGGCGAATATCTGCATCGTGGTATTTCAAGAAAAAAATTCACACGTAAATTTACTCTCACAGATGATATTGAAGTAAGAGGTGCTGACTTTATAAATGGTCTTTTAACTATCTCATTGGAAAGAATTATTCCCGAAGAAAAAAGACCAAAGAAAATTGCTATTAATTCTACCCCAAAGAAAAAGGGGAAAAAAGAATTATTAATTGATTAATTGAAGGAGATTATATTATGTCAAGCATTAATGGTAAAATTTTACCAGACGTAGTTTTTAAAACTCGTGTACGTGATGAGTCAATTAGTGGTGACAACCCATATCGTTGGGAAGATGTAACAACAGAAGATCTTTTTGGAAAAAAAAGAATTGTTGTGTTTAGTCTTCCTGGCGCGTTTACTCCTACTTGCTCAACCTTTCAAGTACCTGGTTTCGAAGAAGCATACGAAGAAATTAAGTCAAATTTCGTAGATGATATCTATTGTGTCTCAGTTAACGACGCATTTGTCATGAACGCTTGGGCGAAAGCACAGGGCGTCAAAAACATTAAAATGGTACCTGACGGCTCTGGAAAATTCACCGAAGCACTTGGAATGCTCGTTGATAAAGACAATCTTGGATTTGGTAAAAGATCTTGGAGATACGCCGCTGTTATTACAGACAGCGTTGTCGAAAAAGAATTCGTAGAGCCAGGATTTATGGATAATTGTCCAGAAGATCCTTATGGTGAAACAAGTCCAGAAACGGTGTTGACTTATTTAAAAGAAGTTGCTTTTCGTTTCGAAGCTAAAAGCAAAGAAGGTGAAAAAGCTGCGTGAACAAAAAGGGACCGAAAGGTCCCTTTTTTTAATCTGAGCCCGCAGTTAATATAAGAGTTTTAGATCTTCCACCACCGCCACCACCACCACCTACAACACTCGATGCTATACTAGTAGTTGAGCCTTTCGAAGCATTAACATGTTGAACGCTTGTGCCACCAACCGCAGTTGAAGAATCAATGTAAGTAAATCCTTGACCTCGGCCGAGGTAAGCGGGGTGTTGCCTAGCCGTTTCGATTCGTTCCAGCATTTCAAGTGCCTGATTCTCTCTGTCAGCCAAGCGATCCAAACTATTTTGGCCAAAAAGTGCTTTGACATTTTCAACAATACCTTTTGGCGATTCATAAATAAAATCACGTTCTGATAATTTACCTGCAGAATTGGCTATTCTGTCTTGGATAACTTGTCGAATAGTTTCAATCTCTGCTTCTAATTCTGTGTTCCTAGCAACAAATTCAGCTTCTATTTCAGCCATCTCTATTGCACTCAGATCTCTTTCATCTACAAACCCTCCACCGGGCATTGGAGTTCTAAAACTAGGACCAGATTTTTGTCTATTTGCTAACGTCTGTTTAGCCTTTGCGTATTGTTCTCCTATTTCTTGATTTGTGTCAGATTCTAATTGACTGTTATCTATTTCATCATGTTTATACGCAGCTCGTCTTTCAAGATTTGCTCGCATTTCCGGTGACATTTCTTTACCATTGCGCGCATAGTCATCTAACATTTTTTGCGCCGCGTCACGGTCGGCTTCTTTCCTAGCTCTAGCATCTGCTTGTTCTTGTAGTCTAGCTGCTTTTTCAGCGAGGGCTTGCAGAGCTGCTTCTTCGTTTGATCTACCAATTACTTCAGCAACTTTTCTTGTTATTCCAACTGCTCCACCAATAATAAGCCCAGCAAGAGCTCCTTTAGGACCAAATAAAGAACCAAACGTAAGTGCACCTCCTGCCGCAGCTGCAAGTATACCACCAGTATCTACTACTTCACTTGCTGCAATTTCTTCAGGAGACATGTTTGCAGCTTCTGCTGCAATAAACTCTGCAATCTCATCACCATAAGCCATAACACCTACACCAGCAGCTGCTAATAATGCGCGGGCAATAGCGAATCCTTTCATTTTATTTTTGGTAGGGTTTCCATCTGGATCTGCGTCGGTTTGAGGCACTTGAGGCACAGTAGGTGGTAGACCTCCACGATCGAAAAGTCCTCGTACAGCGCCAGATGCAACGCCAGCTGCAGCGCCACGCGCAATACCACCTGAGAGGAGATCGGCGCCTAGTCCTGCAGCGCCAATCCCAAGTAATACTCCAGCTGGACTTTTTATGAATTCTGTAATTGCAGTAAGAGCTTCTGGAACCTTTTCAGCGAATTGAACAAAAGACGAACCAACCGCAGACCAATCAACTTTCTTAAAAGTTTCAATCATACTATCTTCAAACTCAGTGAATGCTCCATTAGATTTTTCGTCGATAAAACCTTTCACAAAATTATAAGCTAAGAACATACCACCACCAGCCATTGCAAGATTTTTCATCATATTACCACTAGGTAAAATAGATTTAAGTAAGCTAGTTACTCCACCGCTTTCTGTTTTCTCTTTTCTTGTTTTTTGAGAGGTATCTTCTGAAACTGAATTCGTTGATTCTGAAGCGTCTGGCGCGACCTGTTTAAGCGCTTCTTCGTTTTTTTGTTGTTCTAATAGCTCTTTATTCATATTACCCATTTTGTCAAAATAATCTTTTTGACCGTCAAGGGCTGTAGCTATTCGATTAAACACTCCGTCGAATTTTGCTAAATCTGCGCGAATGTTTTTTAAACTGTGGGTTCTGCCGTCGGTACGAAGTAGCTTGCCTTCTTTTTCTAGCGTATCGATGATAGCTTGAGTTTGAGGAGACAATTGTGATTGCTCTTTTCGATCTTCTCGTTTAGATGGCATTTTTATTTGCTCTTTTCGTTTTGTTCTTCTATAAAGTTAATTAGCATTTTAAAATAAAGATCACGTTCATAAGGCATTAAACTTTCTATATCACTTATTGAGTATTTATGGTGCTGTGCCAATGCGAACACAATTTGATAGTAATCGCCGAGACTAAGATGGCACAGCATTACATAAAAAAACTGCGCATACCTTCTAGTACAAACACTTGTTCTTTATTTTCCTTATTAGTATAATGCATTTCGTGTCGAAGTCTTGGCATTGTTTCAAAAAAATCTTGAATACCTTTAACTACTTCACCTGACATGCCATCCATAAAATTATGAATTTCATCTTCACTATAATCTTTAAAATCGTAAACGTCTTCATCAGACGCAAGTTTGTCTAAGCAAGAAACCATTATGTAATAATTTGACAATGGGTCGTTTGAATCATAAGTAGCAACTTGAAGAAATTCATCAATTGATGGATACTTAAGAAACAAATAAAAATCATCGTTTATTTTAACTTTATTTGTATGACTTGGATTTCGTGTTATAGTAATATTTTCAATATCAATTTCAAGATCTACTTTTTCGTCTGTATCAGGATCTCTTATAGAAAAATTGATTGCGTTATCTATAGACCTAGCTCTTAAACAAAGCATAATATATTCTAGATCAAACATTGGTAAATCACCAATGTCCTTTCCAACTAAGCAATTATTTACGATTTGTTTCGCGGCAAGGATTTCTTGCTCAATATCATTTGATTCTTGAGCAATTAAAAGAATTTTTTCTTCTTTAACACTAAAGGGCCTGTATTTAATCTTCTCTCCGGTTGATGGTAATTCCAACTCAAAAAGTGGAAGATCGATTTTTGGTAAAACCATAATATATTCTCCTAATCAATCGCTTTAAATACGATCTGAAATGTTGTCAAACGAGTTTCTTACTCGATTCAATCTATTAACTGCATCCTGAATGCTCGTTGGGCTGTTTCCTTGATTTATAGTTTGTCTTACTACGTCTGTAAAACCAGCAACAGCACCAATTAACCCTAATAATCCATCACCTCTATTTAAACGTCCTCTTCCTCCTACTTTTTCTCCACTATAAGAAATGCGGTCGTAAGAAAAACTGATTGGCATTTGAAGAAAAGAATCGTTTTCACTCCATGCTAATTGAACATCGCCAACTGCAATTGGAAACGCTTTTTCTAATTTTGTTTCATAATATCTCGATTCAAAGCTATCAGTAGTATAGTGATGGATTGTAATATCCGTTGAATACTCGTCTTTATAACCTACTTCATAGGGTAACTTTCCATCTACTTCAGAAAAATTGCCACCAGCTGTTCCATAGTTAATTATTTGCTGTGCCCATTGATGAAAAAACGAGATGATTTGATGACTCGAATCACAAAGAAAAAGTCCACTCACTGGCTCTGTAGTAATTCCCATTGGATATACTTTTTGCCTTTGGCCTACATGAATTTGAGTTGCTTGTTCAAAATTAATTCCAGGAACCGAAATTTGCGAGCAAAAGAATCTAAAATCTCTTGGAGATACAAGAGCAGAAACTCCTCGAGGAAGTCGATTAATTCTTACTTCAAAAAGATTTGTTCGAGCGGGGCCGCCAAATCGATCGAAAGTAGATTTAAAATCACTTATGTTGAATGGCATTTACTTAAATCTCCCTGCTATAATATTTTTAGATTCGCGCCAAACTTGTCTCTTATCTGCACCTTCAAATCTAGCAGTTGGTAAGAAGAGTGCAATGTCCCATTCTGCGGGTTCAACTAATATAAATCTAGTTCTAATTTGTGAATCTAAATAATGTTTAAAAGTTGGTGCAAATTCTCTATATTTTCTTACGCTATTCAAAATGTCATAACTGATTTTAATTCGAGTTGTTTCATCATATTTTTTATTAGTAACAGTAGTATAAAGTGCGTCCATTAATTTTGCACGTAAAAGAGGCGGAAGATAGTGCATATTTAAGCCCTGAAATCCACCTTCTGTTCTATTTATTGGAAACACGAGAGGGAATGTGTCATAGTATGGAAGAGTCTTTTTATGTTTTGGATCGTATCGAAACATATACATAGATCCGAGTCTAATTTCGTAAGTAGCAGAAGCTCGTTTTTCACGAATAATTTTCTTAGGATCGGCTTCTGCAACTGTAAATCTTTTTGCTTGATTACGATACCAACTACGGGCGTCTTTTGTTCGACCCGGCGCTTTACCGGATTTTATTCCTTTCAATAAGATTTCATCGAATGTTGATGCTGCCATCTACTTAATCCCTAATTCGTGTTCTGTATATATTGCAAATTCCCAACCTTTACTTTCACAAAATTGTCTAGCTGCTTTCCACTTAGCTTCATTGACTCCCCACGTTTTAACCTCGTTCAAATATCTTCTCGATATTCTTCCAGATTTCGTAGCATTTTTTTTACTCACATCTGGCGGTTTAGTCTGAGCTTTAGGTTTAATTTCAATCATAATTGTTTTTGGGACACTAGTTTTTTTATCTCTTACATGGACAATTACATCAGGAAAATATCTGTGTGACTTTCCATCGATTGGTGATCTATATGGAACGATCACTTCTTCAGATTGCCACCAAATAACATCCGGATGCTTGTCTACATGACGAAAAAATTTAAACTCCCAAAGGGACCTATAAATTATTTTTGTAGGATCTCCTTTGTACTTTCCAGGGTTTTCTGGTCGAAATCTACCTTTGTATGCCATTTAAAAAATCAATATAAATAAGTGGATAGAGTTAGCTCAATACTATTTATCTTAGTTAGGAAAAACAAATGTCATCAACGCGACCAGAAATCGTTATTAATCGTGCAAAAGGTAATACGCGAATTGGTAGGTTTAGCTTTCCAGCTGTGCCATATCCGCACACGATTTTGTTAAACTTTAAAAAATACGATTATAAAAATATTGATGAAAGATATAATCAACAAGTAGCACAAAATATTGGCAGTGTCAACGCAGAAGGAAGATTTGAAGCTGCAACGTCCTTAAGAGAACAAACCACAATTGAACTTCCGTTTCCAAATCAAATATTAGATAGTCTCAGTATTAACATAGTAGGTATGGAAAGAGATGTTATTGTAGATACAATTGCTTCAGGCCTTGGAAGTTTGATAAACAGTGATGCTTCGCTAGCTTCTGTTCCAGGTCAACTTGGAGACGCAGCCCAGAAAATAGCCAAGCTTACCGAAGACGCGGGTAAAGCTTTTGCGAGAATGACATCAAATGAAAACGGAGGTATGGCTGCCGGACTTATGGACGGAATTACGTCAGCATTAGAAGATTTGAAAATTTCTTCTGCAGCTCAAGCAGCTACATATTTAGTAAGTAGTCTAAGCCCAGCAATCGGTCAATCAGTCAATAATATTACTGGCACAGCAATGAATCCTCGTGAAACACTTACGTTTAGAGGAGTTAATTTGAGAAGCTTTACGTTTAACTGGGATATGTATCCTTCTAATGAAGCAGACTCTGAACAAATTAGACAAATCATAGCTACACTAAAAAGAAACGCATTACCTAGTACAGAAACGTTAGGCGATGAAAATGGTGTTGGTATTTCAAGATTGTTTTTTAATTATCCAGCAACCGTTGAATTATCGCTTCTTGGCATAGATCCGTCATTTTTCCCAAGATTCAAACCGTGTATGATAAGTCAAGTAGATGTTAACTACGGTGGAAATTCCGCTGCGCTTCCAATTATTAAAGGCGGTAAGCCTGGTGTAGTAAGTTTAACAGTAGCATTTACAGAACTTAACACTGAATCTGCTGAAGATTATCAGACTGTAGGTGCTGGAACACCGGCCGTATCAGAAACTGAATCACCAAATTTTGATGAACTAGGTAGTTTCGGGATACCCGGAACTGCCCAGGCCTAAAGAAGAGCGTAAAAGGAGTAAAAGTTGAAATATTTTGAACATTTTCCCGTTATAACATATCAAGGTGTACGTGTAAAAGATATTACTCGACGTGCTGAGTTTGTTAAAACTATTTCTAACAATCCATATTTGCACTTACCATATACTGTTAAAGAAAATGAAAGACCTCAAGATATTGCACTTGATTATTATGGAAGTGTTGATTATGATTGGTTAGTTCTTTTAGCTAATAATATTATTGATCCTTATTACCAATGGCCTTTATCAGATAAAGATTTTAAAAACTATTTGATTGAAAAATATACAGATCAATCTGGTGAAGAAGGTGAGGCAGTTATTGATTGGCTTAGAGATCAAACAATAGAAGACAACGTTGTCTATTATTATAAACCGTTATAAGGATATTGTAAATGGCTCTTGAACAGCTTATCTTATCTCCGGATTCTTTCCAAACAATTTATCTTCGTAAAGAAGACCGAGTTATTATACGTACTGAAAAAGGCGAAAAGATTATTATTAAAAGAATCATTCCAGATGATTGGGTTGCTTATCGCTTGTATGATTATGAAGTTGATTTAAACGATAATAAAAAAGAAATTCTTTTATTCGATAAGAAATATTTGAATCAAATTAACAGAGAATTCAAAGCAGCGGTAAGCTAAAATGGCAGAAGAATTTGCACCTGCATCGATACGTATTACAAAAGCTGAGTTAATATCGTATACTGAAAAATCTCAAGATATTATTCCATTGATTGTATCGGTTCAAATATCTCAGTCAATGAGTTCTTCTCGTTGGGTGGGAACAATGCAGGTTTTAGACCACGTTGGTTTACTTGAAACATGGCCTTTAAGAGGAGAAGAAAAACTTAATTTAAGTTTAATTGGTGATGACTTAGGTACCGAAGTTGATTTAGAGTGTCAAGTTTTAGTGGTTGACAACGTTCAGCCAGCAGAAAATGGTACTGGCCTTTTTTATAGAATAATGTTTGTTTCAAGATTAACTTACTTATCTGGATTGAAAAACGTTATAGAACCACACTCAAAAGTACTCGCTTCAGAAGCAGCTAAAAAAGTTTTTGATAAACATTATGCTAATACTATTGATCCAGTAGAAACAGACACTCTAACAAAAAACGAGACGCTTGCCTTTGATACGAAAAAATTTAATATTAGCAATCATAAAAACAAAAAGCTTTACATACAAAAATCTGAAGGACAAATTAAAGCAATTATACCAAATTTAGATCCAGCTTCTTCGATGGATTTTTTAGCATCGCGGTGTTACAGTCCTAATTCACCATCGAGTTCATTTAGATTTTTTGAAACTCTAAGAAATTTTTATTTTGTAACAGATGAATTTTTAGTTAAAAGAGCAATAGATAATCCAACACAAATTAAGCCCTTTAAATATGGTGCTTATACAACTCAACTTCCTAACGAACCTCTTGCTCAAATCGAAACACTATTTACTATGAATAACGATAGAAGAATTGATACTGGTTCTGATATATTAAATGGCGGATATCGAAACAGCGCTTTTGAAATAGATATAGTAAGAAGAACGGCAAAGTATAGACACTTTAATTATTTAGAAAAAGGCGGTTATCTTGATATGGAAGGTAAAGTAAGAAAAGTTCAAGATGATCTTCACTCAGAAGAGTACCTTAAAGATAGCTCGGTTTTTTCTTCTGAGAATGGATTTGAGTTTTTAATTTTTAGAGACTATCAACAATCTGGTGCGATTCCAGGTTCATTGAGATCAGATCAATATTTTACTGAAATTACTTCTAATAAAATTTCATATCGTCATCATTTAAATAAATTAATAGTAAGTGCTTCTTGCGCTGGTAGATTAGATATTGAACCAGGAATGGTTGTTAATGTTGAAGCAAGAGAAATGGGTGCACAAAGAGAATTAAAAGAAAATCAAAAGCTATCTGGTAATTATTTAGTTTTTGGAACGAGTCACGATATTCAAGCTGGAAATTGTAGTACTTCTTTATCATTGGTTAAATACGGGTAAAACATGGCACTAGGTTTAGATCATCCACTATTTTTTATCGGCGTTGTCGAAAACAATGACGATCCGCAGCTCGAAGGAAGAGTGCAGGTCCGTGCGTTTGGCATTCATGGAACAAGAGATCAAGTACCCACGACCGAATTACCTTGGGCATTATGTTCTCGAGGAGAATATGGATTAATTTTTAATCTTCCTGGGCTTAATTCATTTGTATGGGGTATGTTTGTAGACGGTGAAGAAGCTCAACAACCTATTATTCTTGGTCTATTGCCTTCTCAATTGGCCGAACCGATATCTCCTGCACAAAATGGCTGGGGTGTTATTCCTCATAGAGATGGAAATCTTTTAGCTCAAGGCTCGGCTCCAAGAGATTTTGGACAGCCTCAAAACTCAAGACTCACGCGCGGCGAAGATCTTCAGGAAACATATGTTCTTGGCCAAGAAATGAATCGCTGCGAAGACATGAAAATTGCAGGAACAGATGAAGTGTGGTCTGAACCTTCTTCAGCTTACGCTACTAATTATCCTCATAATAAAACTATTGAAACAACGCATCACTCGATTGAACTCGATGATACACCTGGTGCTGAACGTATCATGATTCGCCATAAAGAAGGCGGTTATATACAAATTGATTCAAAAGGTAATATGACTCAAAAAGCAACAGGTGATCAATTTGATGTTAGCTGTGGAAATAAACACGAATATGTAGAATGCAAACACGTCGTCACGATTGGTGGGGATGCCCGTGTATATGTAAAAGGTAATAAGATAGAAGAAATCGAAGGAGATTATACACAAATTGTTCATGGAAACGCGCTATATTCTTCTGGTGGGCAGGTAACAATATTAGGAAGTGAACAGGTTCAAATTGCAGCTGCTGATGTTAAGTTAGAAGCAAAAGTTGGTACACTTGGTATAAAGGCAGTTAAAAACATACAATTAGATTCTCTTTCTGCAATTAACATGACATCATTAAGAGAAATGCATACAACAGCGTTTACTTATGAAGTTACCTCAGGCCAAGTGATTAATATGATCACTGGCACGGGTGGAGCCTTTGGTGATATTAACATGACGAGTTCGAACATGTTTATTACCACGACTGGTGCTGCTCCTCCAGTAACTCCAAATCCTCTTATTGCAGTAGGTACACCATTAGGACTTACACCAGAGCCAACTAAAACTGCTGCATATGCTCTACAACCTGGGTTTTTCATGACGGCCGCAAACGCAAACATTCAAACTCTAGGAATAACATCAATCAACTCTCTCGGTGTTTTAGAAATCGAAGCAGCAGGTTTAATTAATATTAACGCTTTAGCAGCTATGAATATTAAATCTACAAGTTTTGCAGTGGATGCTGGATCTATTCAATTAGAAGCAGATGCGTTTTTAAACTTAAGTTCATCGCTTGCAACGGAAATTAAAGGAACTACAACAGCATTAGAAGGCACAACATCAGTAGATATATTAGGTGCGGATGTAGCAATCGATACTTTAGTTAATATTGGTTCTGGAGTAGCTAGCTCAGCAAATATTACTCAAATAGTTCCTATACCGACGACAATAGTTCCTTCTTGGATTCCGACTGTGCCATTCCCAATACTACCTACTGAAGGTACGAAAGTTCCAAATCCTCCGGCAAAAAGTACTAAAATTCAATTGACTAATCCTTGTGGATCTGGTGGGTCAGGCGGGTTTGTTTCACCAGATCCAGACGTAGAGAGCTAAGGAGAATTTAAATGATTGACGATTGCGATACTTCACAAACAGCACAAAGCAATTTAAATCGGGCCCGCGGCCCTTTTACTAATGTAAATGGCGAATTTAATCTCGACCAAGTGGATAAATTTGCAGAAGAGCTTGCTCAAAGTATCCTAGAAGAAAGACAAACTAATCCAGAAGTCATTCTTTTTAATAGATATGGTGACTCCTTTTATGATTCAAATAAAGCCTTAAATGGCAGTATTAAGAATAGATTGATTGGTTCTGGTGCTTTAGCTCAATATCCCGATCTTGCATCTCGGTGGGATAAAGGAAACATAAGCACACTTGAAACTGCTTTATTTTTAGAAAATGCGAATCTTACGCCGCAAGGTTTGATCGATAAATCTAATGATGGCGGTATTGATAATTTAGCTTTTCAATTAGACGCTTATTATAAGAATTCTTTTACTCAAAGTATTATGGGAGGTTTTTGTTCTTCTTTACCAGGATTGTTTGGCGCGATTGACGCGTTCTTTGATATTATTGATAAAATAGATGGATTGATTGACGATGCTATTAGTTTCTTAAATAAAATTAAAAATTATGAAGATCCTCTTAAAGCAGCGATAGAAGGTATAACGGTTCAAGCTTTACTTAAAAAAATTAAAGAATTAGTTACAGAATCAATAACTAAAATTTTTGATAAAATTATGAGCGCTATTGAAAACTTCAATATTGAAAATATTATTGGAGATATCAATACATTTGTTAGAGAAGATGTAATTAAAAGAATCGTTACAGCAAAAGAGCGGATGTGTCTTTTCTTTAATGATGAGAATAAGAAAAAAATTCAAAATAAAGTAAAGGGCTTAATTGATTACATCACTGGAATATTTGATAGTCCAGGAATTCAAGAGATTCAATTTATGCTTACTAAGTTTTGTTCTTTGATTGGACAAATCGAAGGACTAATGAATGACATTAAAAAACCACTCGACACTTTTGGTGGAAAATATAGTCGAATATCAAATAGACTTCAAAGAATTTCAAATATCAATACCTCATCTGCCGTAAGAGCAGGTGCGATTCGTTTTTCTAATGAAAAGAAAAAAGAGGTAATAAATACTATAGAAGAAGATTGGGAAAGCGAAGCTTCCGAAGTTTTTACACCAACTGGAGAAAAACCAGTTAATGCAAAGCCACCGACCCTCGCTGAGTATGGAAAGCTACCAAAGTGTAAAGCTGTAAAAAATGGAAGCGAGCCACGAGTTAAAATCTCTGGCGATTGGGTTGATGATGAAGATTGTGGATTAGAAGGATGGGTAAATATTGATGTTGATTTAAAAGTCTATCTTATGAGAGTACAATCAGAGGTAGGTGGACAACTTAATGTTATTTCTGGGTATAGAAGTCAACAATATAACGCAAAAATAGGTGGAGCTGCAGAATCAAGTCATATGACCGGATTAGTAATAGATATTGAACCGGTTAAAGATTCAGAAGCTTTTGCAAAAATAGCACTTACAAAAGGTTTTAAAACAGTTAAAGTTTATTCAGATAGAATCCACTTAAGTATACAACCAAGGCCAGCGGCATGACGATAGATGTTTTTACACCTACGACTAAAAAAGTCTCAATTTATTCTGACTTTCGTAAAGATTTGTCGCGCAGCCCATTGTCTGAAGATATAATTATTCTTAAAGACGAAGATGCAGTTAAAGAATCTATTAAAAATCTTTTGTTAACAGATCCAAGAGAAAGACCAATGCAACCGTTTCTCGGTGCCGGCCTTAGACAACTTCTCTTTGAAAATATTACACCATCTACAATTAAGATTATAGAAGATAAAGTAAAAACGACAATTGAACTATATGAACCTCGTGCAGAATTAATAGATGTTCAAGTCACCTCTGCAATAGATGATAACACGGTCAGAATTTTAGTGAAATTCTATATAATTAATGTTTCTCAGCCAATTACTCTAGACCTTATTTTAGAAAGGATAAGATAAATGACAACCCCGAACGCTTCAATCACAGACTTAGATTTTGCTTCGATTAAAAATAGTTTAAAGAACTATCTCAAGTCTCAAACGCAGTTCAAAGATTACAATTTTGAGGGATCAAATTTGAATGCTTTGCTCGACGTCCTTGCGTTTAATACATACCAAAACAATTTTTACACTAATATGGCTATCAACGAAATGTTTCTTGATACTGCAGTGTTAAAGAACTCAATTGTTTCACACGCAAAAGAATTAAATTACTTACCTCGGTCAAGAAAATCTCCAAAAGCTGTTATTAATGTAAACATTTTTTCAGAAACTCTTGATACAGAAACTTATACTATACCGCAATATAGTGTTTTTAGTAGTACTTACCTAGGACAAAACTTTACTTTCATTACAAATAAATCGTATATTGCTCGTAGAATTGCTACTAACACTTATCAAGCAGATAATGTCGAAATTTTTGAAGGACAAATTCTGACAAGCTTTCAAAGAGAAGGCTTTATTGTAGATGACGAAGGAAAATTAAGAGTTTATTTGAGTAACGATAACGCAGATATAGATACTCTCGAAGTTTTCGTTAACGCTGAAGCAACCGATGACTTAAACATTTTTACTTATGCTAAAGATATATTTGGAGTAGAAGCAGATAGCAAAGTTTTTTATGTAGAACCTTATTTTGATGATCGTTATTCTATTTACTTTGGTAATGATGTTTATGGGATTCAACCTAAAGATTTTGAAGATGTTCGTGTAAGATATAGAATTACGAGTGGTGAAGAAGCAAATGGTGCTAGTGCATTTACTGCTACGTTTTTAGAAAATGGAACTATCACATGTACTACAGTCGCTGCTGCGGCCGGTGGTGCTGAAAGGGAATCACTCGAATCAATTCGATTCAATGCACCTAAATCATTGCAAATTCAAGAAAGAGCTATTACAAGTACAGACTATGAAATCTTGTTAAAGCAAAAGTTTCCAACAATTAAAGCAGTGGCTGCTTATAGTGGTGACCAACTTGATCCTCCACAATTCGGTAAAGTTGCGGTTTCGGTTTTCTTAAACGATAGGACACAATTAATATCATCTACTCTAGCAAACAGTTATATTGAATATTTAGAGGGAAGAAGTCCAATTGGTATTGAACCCATTTTTGTTCAAACTAAATATGTGTATGCCGATTTAGAAATTCAAGCCTATTATACTAATAAGTTTTTGGATAAGTCAATAGATGAACTTGAAACTTTAATCAGGGCTCAAGTTCAAACATATTCTGATTTATATCTCGAAGATTTCAATAAAACTTTTAGAGCTTCAAATTTATCTACTCAAATAGATTCAATTGATACTGCTATTTTAAGTAATGACGTTATTGCAATGCCAATTATTGAATACGCGCCTATTCTTAATATTGCAACAAATCCAGTATTTAAATTTGAATCAGAATTGATTAAGCCATATCCTTTTGATCAATCAACCGGATTTAAAGACTATAAACCTGCAATTCAAAGTAACGAATTTGATATAGAAGGCGCGTGTGTTTATATTCAAGACGATGGCTTAGGTAATATTCAAATCATTACTTCTGATATAACAAATCCACAAATTGTAAGAAAAGATGCCGGTACAGTAAATTACAACACCGGTGAAGTAAAACTTACTAAGTTTGTTGTAGAAAGTTATACAGGAACGGGTATTAAAATTAAAGCTCGCGTTAAGTCAAGTGATATTGAAGCTCCGCAAGGTAGAGTGTTCATCCTAAGAGATCAAGACGTAAAAGTAACTTTAAATTTAAGTGACAAAACAGGAACAAAAACAAGCGCAGGAAGCTAACCAATGGCTGATGAAGAACTCATAGTCAAAAATATATCGCTCTTTACTGAGAACCATTTTCCAAACATATACTTAGAAGATGGCAGTGAATTGGTCGACCTTGCGCGACAGTATTATAAATGGCTTGAAACAGATCAAAGCCAATCAATTTATAATGCAAGAAGAATGTTTGAGTATCGAGATATTTCTACAACTCTCGAAAAAATGCTTGTTTTTTATAAGAAAAAATTCTTAGCAGATCTTCCTTATAATAAAGATACTATTTCATTTGTTGTTAGAAATATTCTTGATCTTTATCAAAGAAAAGGAACGAGTGACGGTATAGAGTTATTTTTTAAACTCTTTTATGATGAAACTGCGCTCATTACTTATCCAGCAACACAAATGCTCAAGCCTTCTAATTCTCAATGGAATACTGGAAATTATTTACAGCTGTTTGCAAATAGTAACGAATTCTTTTCTGAATCCGGACAAAAATATACTTACGCAGATCTTATTGCTCGTAATGTTCAAGGATCATTATCAGAAGCAAAAGCGGCAGTAAGGGCTGTTAACTTAGTTGTTTTAAATGGTGGCTTAATACCAATCATTTATATTGATCAAGTGCAAGGAATATTTCAGAGATACGATCAACTATCTACGTATATTAACGGGGAATTTGTAGTTTTCGGACAAATGAATGGTTCTTTAACTAATATTAATATGGATTTAGATTATAATCAAGCTACAACCGGAAATAAAGTTGGAGATATACTTAACGTTGTAACTTCAGATACTGCTGTCGGTGGAAAGGTTATTGTGACCGGTATAACGACAAAAATTACTGGAGAAATTAAATACAGAATCGAAAATGGCGGATGGGGCTATACACTTGAAAATACCGCGCTTGAAGTTTCAAATCAAGTAGTATTTCCAGTTTTTGGTGGCTCATATGCAACTATGGATGATATTGCACCAGTTCCTCTTGAAAGAGTTACTAATGGATCATTAACTGGAGAAATCATAGGTTATTCCGACGAAGTTATTGCTATTAAAGTAAATGATCCTGGAGGTATTGGGTATCTTACCGCCGATACAATTACAACACTTGACCGTGTAGACGATCAAGGAAATCCAAATAATATTTCTTTCACAGTTTTACAAGCTTCTGAATTTAACAATACTTCACCTGGTGACTTATTTCCAGACACTGGCGATCCATTAGACGTAGCTGTTAATACCCTTACAAACGTAGAAGCAATTAATGTTATAACAGACCCAATAGCCCCATATCTTTCTATTACAGTCGATGCTGCAGATTATGGAGCAGCCACTCCGATGTCAGGTTCTGCGTCTCCAGTTAACTATACTACTGTTTTATCAGACGCTTTTGATCTTACATCAATTAATGTTGGAACAATTGACACATTTAAAAACGTTGTTCCAGGGTCTGGATATAAGTTTGATGTTTGGGCAATTGCACGAGATCCTGTTATATCATCTTTATCAAGATATGATCAAGAAATATCATTTCCAAATCCGGCTACTGCTGGTGCATTTAATATTAATGAAATCATAACTGAACAAAGCACTGGTGTACAAGGTATAATTAGAAAAACAAATTCTTCATTAGGTTATATTACTGTTACTCCTTATTCATATTATGGATTTTCAGGTGGACCAATTGTTAGAGGCGGAGGAGTCGGTGACGTATATGTCGTTTTAGATGTTAACAGAGATTATTCTTCAACTGTTGCAGGCTTAAATGCAGATATTGAAACTGTAACATCTTTTGCCGCCGGTAAGATTGAAACTGTAGCGGTAAGAGGATCTGGATTCGGTTATTTAAATGATGAAGTAGCAACACTTACAAACGATCTAGGTGAACCACAAGCACAAGGTCTTGTTGATGCAACACGAATGGGTGTAACTGCTGGTTATTGGGCCGAGTATTCATCACACTTAAACGGATTTACAAAAACGTTAGCCGAAGATGGAGAAGATGAATATTACGAAGGAAATATGAGAATACAAGATAGTGATTATTTCCAAGAATATTCTTATGTTATTAAATCTAAAATTGATCCGGGCAAATATCAAAAGCTTTTACGAGAAAGTGTCCACCTAGCTGGAACAAAGCCATTTAGTCAATTTTTATTAAGATCAAAAACTGGCACGGTTTCAAGTGGCAATTTTATCAGATACTTTAATGACGATGGTCAAGGTAGTCCATTTGATCAAGCTGAGTTAAATGAAATTACTTCAGATATCATTAACTTTACTGTAGATTCAGATACTCTGACCTCAGATAACGAACCAACACCATAATAAATAGTAAATAAAATAATTTCGGAGAAATCATGGCAAAGCAACTAGTTGACACAGGTTTAGTAGCCAACGACGGGACAGGCGATCCTATACGCACTGCGATGACGAAAGTCAACGAAAATACTACTGAAATCTATAACGCTCTTGGAGGTAATACTCTTACCAACCTTGTAAATGGTAGTGGTGAAATTGAATTACTTCTTACAGCCAACAAGATTTCATTTCTTTATAATACAGAAGCTCAAGTATTAGCATTAGATACAACTGCACATCATGGCGTTATAGCTCATGCACACGACACCGGGGCGCTGTATTATTGCCACGGCGAATGGAGAAAATTACTTACAGATAATTCTGCTATGGATGTTACAAGCTATACCGATCCATTAGACCTTCATTCATATATCGATAACGTTACTAATGTTGGTGCAGCAACTCAAGTGCTTGTATCAAACGGCGATGGAACATTTACTTGGTCTAATCAATCGGGTGGTGGCGGTGGTGTTACAGTTGAAGATGAAGGTGTTGCTTTATCTACAGATGCTAGTACTCTTAACTTCACAGGTTCTGGTGTCACGGTTACCGGCAACGGTGCAACTAAAACAATCACAATCGCCGGTGGATCCGGTGTAGCAACTTCTCTCGATTTAACAGATACTCCAAGTTCTTATGGTACTGCCGGACAGTCTCTTGTAGTTAACTCAGGTGCTAATGGTTTAGAATTTGCAACAGTCTCAACCGCCTCAGTTTCTATGACTAGCCTTACTGATACAGATATATCAAATGTTCAAACCAATCAGGTATTAAAATGGAATGGTAATGATTGGCAAAATTTTGATCTCAATCCAACTTTTGCCGGTCTCACAGATCAACCTGCTGCTCAATCAGATCAACAATCATTTGAAAATATTTGGAAAAATGCTTCAACTGTATTGACTGTTTCTGCAAATGGATCAACTGCATATCGATTCGATCAATACGGAACAACAGATAACCCAACAATTTATGTTAAAGCAGGTACTACGATTGGATTTGATTTATCTTATGATCCAAGCGGCACACACCCATTTAAAATTCAGACTACTGGCGGTTCAGATATTGCAGATGGAATCTTTGAACTGACAAGCGGTAACGCATATAATGACTTCACACAAGGTGGTGCATACGGTGGAACATTATTTTGGAAAGTTCCTGCGTCTTTCTCAGGAAACTACCAATATATCTGTACAGCCCACGGGGGAATGATTGGTACCATTGTTGTTGAAGCTGCTGCAGGTGGTGGCGGTAGTACTCCTTCTCGTTCAACATCTAATGGAGCAACTTCTGGTACTCATGCAAATAATACTGATGAAAACTTAGATATTACCGGGTTTAAATCTTACTCTCTTCTTAAAATTGCTACAGACAGAGCAGCATGGGTAAGACTTTACATTACAAGCGCTAAAAGAACTTCAGACGCAAGTAGATTACAAACACAAGATCCAGCCCCAACCGCCGGCGTAATTGCAGAAGTTGTCACAACTGGTGCTGAAACAGTTGACTTTACACCAGCGGCTCTCGGTTGGAATGGAGATGCGACACCTGGTACAACAATTTATGCGGCAGTACGAAATCTATCGGGATCAACTTCTGCGGTTGATGTAACATTAACACTTCTTCAATTAGAAGCTTAATATGGCACTTAAAGAATATATTGTCACTCTTCACAATAGAGAAGACCTAGAAGATTTCTATGATGACATGGAAACGCCGGGCGGTAGTCTTTATATTCCTGATAGATCAGTTGGTTTACATTTAAGAAGAACAATCAGTCGTAACACGCATTATATGTTAACTACTGAAGAAGCAAAAGAAATACGTAAAGACGAAAGAGTAAGAGCAGTAACTTTAGCAGAGTTTATTAACAATTTAAAACAAGTTGATTATGGTTATAGCGCGGATGGTACATATGAAAGAACTTCTGGAAATGCTACCGCTAATCTTCAATGGGGTATTTTAAGACATACGATCAGAGATAACGTAGTAAATTGGGGATGGGATGGAACAACCACAGCCTCTAGTAATTTTAATATAACAGCTTCCGGAAAAAACGTAGATGTTTTAGTGTTTGACGGATTTGTTGAAATAAATCATCCAGAATTTGCAGTAAACGCAGACGGAACTGGAGGAACCCGCGTTACTCAATTTAATTGGTTTTCTTTAACTGCACAACTCGGTTATGGAACTAATGGAACATATGATTATACACATAGACCAGAAGATTCCAGTAGTAGTAATCACGGAACAAGTGTAGCATCAGTTATAGCCGGGAATCGCTTAGGTTGGGCAAGAGACGCAAACATATTTAATTTTAGATCTTATACAGGTGCCACACCAAATTATAACGCAGATGGAGGAAACAGATTAACGCAAGCAAATTCTTGGGATTATATAAGAGAATGGCATAATACAAAAGCAGTTAATTCTGAAACGGGTAGAAGAAATCCAACTGTAGTTAATGCAAGTTTCGGGCCATCGACCACCGAGGCTGACATAACATCGTCATATGATGGAATTGCAGCTATAAGTTATAGAGGGGCTTATTTTGCCCCAGGAAGAGTATTAACTGATGGTGAACTTACTGCTAGAGGTGTTGCAGTATATAATGGAAATTGGTATATGCAACCCGGCATTAACGAAGAAGATAATGACGCATACTTCGACGCAATAGAAGCTGATATTGAAGATGCTTTTGACGATGGAATCATATTGATCTGTGCCACCGGAAACGAGTTTACCAGACTGGTCAAGCCCACAAATCAAGACTACAATAACGTTGCGTTTTTGCAAGACTTGGGTGGAGGAGCTATAAGTGATGGAATATATCCAAATAGAGCTGGAGGTAGTGCCAACGGTCAAACAGTTCCAGAAACAATTAGTGTAGGTAATTCTTCTTATCACGTAAATGACAGAAGAAGACTTGATAGCAATCAAGGAGATAGAATTGATCTCTGGGCTGCTGGTACCGCTATTCAAGCAGCGGTTAGAACAAGTGGAACTTTTAATGATCCTAGAAACGCATCTTATGAGATTCAAAAAAGATACGGAACAAGTTTTGCCTCGCCACAAGTTGCAGGCGTAATAGCGCTTTTATTAGAAAGTAATCAAGGATTAACTCAAACTGAAGCTAAGGAATGGTTAATTTCTAATGCGTCTACAAATAAAATGTTTGATTCTGGCGCTTCAGACATGTCAGATTTTACTAGCTTACATGGCGCCCCTAACTTATTATTATATTGGGAAAATCAAAGACCGGAATCTGGAACAATAGTACCAAAATTAAATAGTAAAGCAAGACCCACTTCGGGTCGAGCGTGGCCCCGTCCTAGGATACGCGCGAAAGGGTAATAAATAACCAAAGGATAATAGGTTGAATCATGCCAGAAATATTAACAACAGAATTTAAAACAGATACGACAAGAAAGGTCGTAGTTGATGCTTTAGCGAGTGACTATTTTGTTTTTGTTTCTGCTATTGAAAATATTACACCAGAAAATTCTATTAAATCACAAAACGAATTTTTAGCTAAAACTCTTTTTGGAAAAATAGTGAATAATATTGATACAAAATATATGATCAAATATTATCCGTGGCAAGCCGGAGAAACATATGTTCAATATGACGACTCTGTTGATCTTGAAGGTGAAAAATTTTATGCTGTCGTAGGACCTACGAATAACGATACAGGTGATTATAGAGTTTATAAGTGTTTGTTTAATAACTTTGAAAGTCCAACAATTGCTCCTCCGGTTTGGGATACAAACCAACCAGACCAAACATATGGAACTGGTGACGGATACGTTTGGAAATTCATGTATTCTTTAAGTTTAATTGAATTTGAAGCTTATAACGCGCTGGGCTATATTCCTATAACAGGTACTTTTGATGCAGATCCGGTTCCAACTTCTGGAGGATCTCAAATTAATATTATTCAGGTAGAAAATCCCGATGCAAACTTTGGATATTCTAAAAAGACGGGGACACTAAGTCAAACACCAGATTTAGACGGAACTGTTAATACTCGAGAAGATCCTACTCTTGCATTAGGTGAAGATTATTACGCAGGACAATCAATTTATTTTGTTAAGTCAAACGGCTCTTTTGAATTATACGAAATCGATACTTATGATTTTGATACACAAACAAACCGTGCATCAATTAGAGTTAAAGACAACATTGACTTAATCACTTATCCTGGAGGACGAGCAGCAAATCCTACCGCACCCGGATTACCTGCACAAGACGGTGTTGGAGTTAATAATGCTTTTTCAATTTTTCCAAGAGTATTAATAGAAGGAGATGGTACTGGAGCACGAGCAATTCCTAATGTTGACTCTGAAGGTAGAATTCGTACTATTACAATTCTTAGCGCTGGTGACGGATATAATACAGTTCAAGCTAGCGTTGTAGATCCTCTTTATGATTTTGATCCATCTGCTACTAATTCTACTGATGTGAGAGCAACTGTTCGTCCGATACTTTCTCCAACGGACGGGCACGGTACAGATTTAGTAGACGAACTTAAGTGTCACCATTATCTTTTATATGGTTATATTTTATCTGATGATAATGAATCAATTGGTGATACAAATACATATACCGGCGTAGGTATAGTTAAAGATCCTGATTTTACTGGTGTTACACCAAGCGTATTTGATAATAGAATTGCAGTCAATTCTCCAGATTACAATAAAGTCACTGTAAATAGTATTATAACTCAGGTAAACCAGCAAAATGAAACTACCTTTTCAGGTATAGTACACGAAATAGATTCAGCAAATGAAATTATTTACATTGCTGAATATAATAACATCTATCCTAATCAAGTTGGTCAAGATACAGCCTTTGATCTTACAAAAGACTTATTCAACGAAACAGGTCAGATCGTAGTAATAAATACTCCAATAGTAGATAACGTTACTTTTTCAGAGTATGTTCAACGTACGGGTAAAGTATATTATATGGAAGATTTTTTCCCGTTAGCAAGAAATGAACTTTCGAGAGAAGAATTCAAAATTGTCTTTGAATTTTAAAGGAACAAAATAAATGCCAATCAATACTAATCTTAATACAGCACCATATTTTGATGATTTTGATCTAGAAAATCAATATTATAGAGTTTTATTTAAACCAGGGTATGCGCTGCAAGCAAGAGAATTAACACAACTTCAATCTGTATTGCAATCGCAGATTGAACAATTTGGTGATAATATCTTTCAAGAAGGCAGTATTGTTAAAGGCTGCAACTTTACAAACTTAAATGATCTAAAATTCGTAAGATTGCAAGATGATTCTGTTAACGAAGGAACAGAATTTAACCCAACAGAATTTATTAGTAGAAGAGTATCGACTATCGAACTTCCTGGTGGAGGCGTCGGCGCAGAAGAAATTGAATATGATTGGGTTTTTCAAATTGTTGGTGCAACCACCGGCCTTATAGCAAACGTTGTTTCTGCAGCCCAAGGTTTTGAATCTAGACCACCAGATCTCAATACGTTCTTTATTAATTATTTAAATTCTAACGAAAGCGCTGGATATAAAGAATTCCAAGATGGTGAATTACTTACAATCAATAAGTATTGGTATAAGACCGGTGTTCTTGAGCCTACTGAAACAAATCCGGTTTATTCAGAATCTGGTGTTGATCAAATTGCATGCTCACAATTAGCACCAGCGCTTTTAGCAACAGGAAATTCTTTTGGTGTTCAAGCAGCGCCAGGTGTTATTTTCCAAAAAGGACATTTTCTTTTTGCCGATGCACAAACACTTGTTGTTTCTAAATACGATGGCGCACCAGATGGAAAGGCTGTTGGCTATCAAGTTACTGAAAATCTTGTTACTGCTTTACAAGATGCTAGTCTTTACGATAACGCGAATGGCTCAACTAATGAAAACGCGCCAGGCGCAGATAGATTAAGACTAACTCCTCAGCTAGTAGTTCTTAATCAAACCGTTGCAGATAATGATCCTACATTTTTTAGTTTAATTAAATACAGAAACGGTAATGCCGTTACTATTCGAGACGTCTCTCAATATAATGTTATTGGTACTGAGATGGCTAGAAGAACATACGAAGAATCTGGCAATTATATTCTTCAGGATTTTAATATTAAAACAGATAGAAGAAATGGCGACTTAAAGGCTCTCGTGGGTGCTGGTACAGCGTACGTTAAAGGTTACAGAGTAGAATCTACTTCTCCACAAGAATTTACTATCGATCCAATTTCTGGCACTGACACAATAGAACAAGTTCCAATTGGTGTTGATTATGGAAGCTTTATTAAATTAGATCCTGTTTCAGCGCACAATGGTGCATTAGAGCTCGATTTTATCGCTGTAGATTTAATGAATAGCGGGACGCCAATTGGTACTGGATTTGTTGCAAACGTAACACCTACTAAGGTATACATTTTTGGCGCTCGAATGGATAACGGACAATCATTTAGTAGCGTAAATAGAATTCGTAGAACATCTACTGGAACATATGTAGAGTTTTCTGCAGGCGCAACTCTTGAAGAATCACGGCGTGCTCCTAAAGTTTTTACATCAGGTATGACTAATGTTTCTGCAACTTCTAACGTCACAATACCAGAACGTAAAGTAGTTACTGGCGCAACTCCTACAGGAAACGATTTTGTATTAACACCAGCGGGTGGAAATAACTTTGCACTTAATCAAAGTGATGTTTTAGTTATTGATGGAAGTGGTGTTTATCACGCAGTATCTAATATTTCATACAATGTTGGCTTCACACAAATGACAATTACTTGTGCCACAACGCCGGCTTCAGGCGCTACTATTTTCTATAATGAAAATAATGTAGGTGTCACACCTTATGGTAAAGTTAGCGCAACCACTACCGTAAGGCCAACATATCAGTCAAATAAGAAAAGATATTCTCTCGGTGCACCTGACGTTTATAGGTTAGTAAGTGTAACAGACGTGAATGGTCGTGATGTTACGCCAAGTTTCAGATTAATTAATAACCAAAAAGATCATTACTACGATTGGTCTTATATTGAATATGTATCAGGTTCAGGAGAACCACCAGCAGGAACAGTCATTGAAGTAGAAATTGAAGTATTCCAAATTAATTCAACAACAGGTGAATATTATTTCACTGTTGACAGTTATCCTAACGGATTAAATCCAAGCGATATTCCAATTTATGTCGCAGAAAATGGTAACAGATACAACTTAAGAGAGTGTTTTGACTTCAGACCTTACATTAGTCCACATCCAAGCTTTGGCTATGTAGATGTTGGTGCTAATTTTATTAACGATAACGTTGATACTCTCGATAGAGACTTTACTACTTGGGGAGCACCATTAGTTCCAGCACAAGGATCATACGGACAAGCAGATATTGATTATTATTTGTCAAGATATGATCTTATTGTATTAAGCTCTTATGGCAACATGGAACTTATCAAAGGTGAAGAAGAATTAACGGCTGCACCGCCAAAAGTTGAATCCGATAAACTGGCAATTGCAGAAATTTTTATTCCCGGAAATCCTGCGTTAAGTCAAGCTGAAGCTGCAAATCAAGGTAAAAGGGAATACGGAGTAAAAGCGAAACCTTTGGGCGCTCGAAATTATACGATGAAAGATCTTCAAAAAATTGAAAGAAAAATTGAAGGCTTAGAATATTATATTTCATTAAATCAATTAGAATCAGAAACTTCTAATTTAGTAGTTACTGACGAAAATGGTTTAAACAGATTTAAAAATGGATTTGTTGTAGAGCCATTTAACGATTTGAATTTAGCCGATATTCGAAATCCTCGATATAGCGCAGCAGTCAAATTTAATCAAAAGATTCTTACTCCAGCAGTTATAACGTTCCCAATTGATTTGAAATATGCTAGCTCAACTAATTCATCTATTTTCCCTGCGCTTGGAGATACTCAAGTAGTTACACTTGAAAGAAATTCTCACGTAGATATTATCAATCAACCATTCGCTACAAACTCAAGAAATTGCGTAAGTAATTTTTATAAGTACGTAGGTTTAGGATACGTATCTCCTCCTTATGATGGGGCTTACGACACTACAGTTAATCCTGTTAATATCGATATAGATTTAACTGAGCCTTTAACTGAGCTTATTGATAACATTCAAGAAATTTCGCCATTAACAGACACTACAGTTACTACTACTGGCGCAAATGTATGGACCGGTGGTGGTACACAGACTACAGTAACTTCAAGCTTAGAAATTTCTGGCGGGGCATCTATTACACAAGAAGTTGGAGAGTTCGTTACAGACTTTTCAATGAATCCTTACATGGCTGCACGAGATATTAAAATCTTTATGTCGGGTTTGAGACCAGATACAAGACATTATTTTTGGTTTGATAAAGTAGACATTAATAATAGAGTCCATCCTGGCTCAGCAGCAAATAAAGTAGAACTTGTATCACGACAAGGTGCTAGAGGTGCTGCAGTTACTTCAGATTCAAATGGAGTATTAAGAGCAGTCTTTGCATTGCCTGCAAATACGTTCTTTGTTGGTGAAAGAATATTAGAAATTTATGATGTTAGTCAATATACAAATATCGAATCTGCTTCTACTTCTGGAGGTTTTTGCTCTTATAACGCATATAATTTTTCAATCGAAAAAGCTTCATTAACTGCAACAACGAGATTCCCAACTTATGATGTTTCTCAGGTTACTACAGTAAGGAACTTACCACAAAGACCAATAGTAACTAACGATCCATTAGCACAAACATTCTTTATTAAAGAAGGAATGGGTGCAGGATCTAAAACAGTTTATGTTTCTAAAATTGATTTGTACTTTAAGAGAAAGAGTGCGATCAACGGCGTTACGGTTCAATTAAGAGAAGTCTTAAATGGATATCCTACAAGCAAGATTATTCCTTTCTCATCTATTCATCTTACGGCTGGGGAAGTAGCAACATCAGATGATGCATCTGCAGTAACAACTGTTGAATTCCAAGCACCTGTAAGACTTGATACTGAAAAAGAATATTGTTTTGTTGTTCAGCCAGATGCTAACGATCCAGATTATTTGATCTTTACATCTAAGGTTGGTAATTTAGACTTAACGCCTGGACCAACTAACGGACTTCCGGTAGTACAAGATTGGGGTGACGGTGTTCTCTTTACTTCGACTAATAACAGAGCCTGGAAATCTTATCAAGACGAAGATGTTAAATTTACTCTATATCGTCATAATTTTAATCAGTCTAGTGGTTCTGTTACCCTTACGAATAATGACAATGAGTTTTTAACAGTATCTAATCCAACTGGTAGATTCGACAAAGGTGAAATGATTTATGCTCTTAAGCCTTTACAAGGTTCTACGCAGTCTAACATTAGTATGGTTCTTGGAACAAACATTATTACTGGTGTAGACTTAGATGATACTTATCAAGTTGGTGAATACATTTTCGTTGAAAACGCAGGACAAACTGAAAAAGATCTTTTTGAAATTGAATTAGTAACTGCCACACAAATTACCACAGTTAAACCATCATCGTTCACAACTAACATTACGGGTGGAACTGGTACTCCGGCGGTTGTCGGCAATTTATCTTATTATAATTTTAGAAATCCAACTACAATGTACTTAGAAGCTTCCTCTGCATCTACAAAAGTTTTCGCAGCTAGCGATACTATTGTTGGTCTTGATAGTGACTCTCAAGCTACTATCGTTTCAGTAGATGATATTTCTATTAGTTATTTTCAGCCGCTTATTAACAAATCAAATGATGCAGCTACAAAAACTACTCTTACAGGAGAGTTTATTGATCCAGCCGCGCCATTATCTTCTTATACAACACCGCTTAAATTTGCTGACGATAATGTGTTTAATACGAAAGGTGCACTTATCTATAGTCATTCAAATGATCCAACAAACTTAAAAGCATTCAATATAATAGTAAACGCCCAAAACGGTGGAAATAATACTAGTACTCCAATTATTGACGTTGAAACTTCTAAGCTTTTATGTTATCAATATAAAATTACTAATAGCCCAGATACTACTGCAGCTTACATTGGTAAAAGAATTGAGCTTGCTGCAGATTTAGATGCAGAAGACATTCAAGTTATATTGACTGCCTATAAGCCAATTGATACCGATATTAAAGTTTATGCTCGACCACAAAATATTCACGATAGTGATAGTTTTGATTCGATTCCTTGGATTGAATTAGAATTAATAGAAGGAGTTGGAGTTTTTTCTTCTTCTACAAATATAAGAGACTGGAGAGAATTTACGTATAAAATTCCAGATTCATCTAAGGTTGGCGGGGTTACTAGTTATGTAACACCTACAGGTGGAACGTTTGAAGGATTTAGGAGGTTTGCAATTAAAATTGAATTGTTGTCTGAAAACAATTATGTCGTTCCAAGATGTAAAGACTTTAGAGCATTGGCACTATCATGAGCGATTTTAAAAAAGATCCTAGTAGCGGTGCAGTTTTAAATACTGATCGTGAAGCCTTAAATAAATACAAATTAGAAAGAGCGTATTATAGAAAAATAGATACGCTCTATCATGACGTAGTTGAAATTAAAAAGACTATCCTTGCTATAAGCGAAAGAATAGAAAAATTGGAATCAAAAGAAAATGTCTAAAGCTATAACAAATATTACAACTAGCCAAACGTTTCAAGCTTGGTTTGAAAAAACCAATGAAATGGTAGATATTTTTGCATCTGACGCAGTAACCGCATCTGCTAGTGGTGATACAACAACCGGAAGTGCTACTTTAACAGGTAATTTTACAGCTGATACGTTGATCGGTAATGTTTCGACAGATCAAATATCAGCGGCTACACCTGGACAAACGATTACATCATCAGCACCAATTTCGATTACAAATGGGTCGGGAGCAACATGCGCAACTTTTAATTATGGCTCTGGTGGTGGAAGAACGAGTTATACAAATGGGTCGTTAACTTGGGAAACTGGTTTAGAAAGCAATTCCCCAGGTAATTTTATTATCGATACAGGATCCGGTACTCGAAAGTTTTTATTATCAACAACGGGCGCGCTTACTGTTCCCTATCTAACAACAACTGACACTATTACATGTGGCACAGATATGGATGTGAGTGGAACACTTACAGTTGATGGTTTGGCAACGTTTAGTGGCGGAATCGATGGATTAGATACTACGGGTGTAACAGAAGACCCTAGTGGAACATACTCATCTGGCACTTTATATTTTACAAGAGCAAGGGCTGGAGAAGCACTCAGTTCTGGCACAAACATTTCTTTAACTGATGTTGCCGATGATAAAAAACAAATTAGTGTATCAAATACGCCAGCTTTTACAACTATTAGAGTAGCTGAGGGAGTTGCAACGAACGGATTCGACGCATCTGGTCTAGGTGCTCAATTAACTACGATTTCAACCGGCACTGGTGGGTTTGATGAAACCCGTGCGGTGATTAATGTTGGACACGGTCCAAATGCACTTGGTAATGGTCCAAGCCAATATCTGAAAGCAATGGAGATTGGTTTTATACAATCGTCAGTTCCAAACAAATTTTATGTAGGATCAGACCTTTACGTTGGCGGTGATATTAGCCACGGATCCGGAGCTGAGCCTGCGTACATTTTGGTTAGGAATCAGATAAGAATAAACAGCTCGGATAGTGCAGGTCTCGGAGAAACAATTCGATTAAATGGTGAAGACGGATCTATCGTTGCCGAAGGCGATATCACAGCGTTTGGTTCAGTATCTGATATTAATTTAAAAGAAAACATTGAGGTTATTCCCAACGCACTCGATAAAGTAGCACAAATTAGAGGTGTTACGTTTAACTACAAAGATAAGCCTAAAGAAAAAATGACTGGCTTGATCGCTCAAGAAGTAGAACAAATACTTCCAGGAGTTGTTTATAATGTTGAAAATGACAATAAGACAAATTTCAAAGCTCTTCGTTATGGACAGGTTGTTGGACTTCTCGTAGAAGCAATTAAAGAACTTCAAACAAAAGTGGACGAACTGGAGAAAAAATGCTCGTGTAATAACGATCAGAATTCTTAGTAAATTGATTATTTGGTCTTATAAATAAGAAATAACGATAAGGTACAAGGCTAAAGCATGGCTAAGATTTCAGAATTACCTCCTATTACTGGTGCCAATACCAGAACAGAAGACCTGTTCGTTATCGTCAATCTTGTTCAAGGTGACGATGGTACTAGTAATATTACTAGAAAGGAATTAGTCGAAGCAATTCAGTACGAGATATTCTCTCGCATTACAATCACTGGAGGTACTATCTCTGGTGTAACCATGTTTAATTCTCTTATTCGTAACGTCGTCATTGACGATTCGAATATAGAAGACTCTTTCATAACTCGCACAGATTTTAATGAAGGTACTTTAAGAAATTCTGATGGTGACAATTTAGATATTATTAATTCAACGTTTAATGAAGGTACATTAGACGATAACGATCAAACAAATCAACGAATTTCGGATTCTTCATTTACCCTTGGCTCGATTACAGATAGCACAGCAGCTAATGTAACAATCACAGATTCTTCATATAGTGATGGCGTAATTTTTGACGTTGTTGCTAATACGATGACGATTACTGATTCATCTTTTGATGACGGTACTGCAAATAATATTGTTATCACCAACTCTGAGTTTAATGATGGCACTGGTAACAATGTCGTACTAACAAACTCTACTATCGATGATTCGACAATCACTGATTCAACTGCCAACAATGTTTCGATTACTCAATCGACATTTACTGATGGTGCAATCTTCGATAGCACAGCAAACAACGTTACAATTACACAATCAGTATTTGATCTTGGTGACGTTACTAATTCAAATGGTGATAATTTAACTATCATTAACTCTTCGTTTGCTGATGGTACAATTACTACAACTGATATTACTAGTAGCAATTTTTCGAATGGTGATATTTTTGATTCTAATGCCAACAACGTAACAATTACACAATCATTGTTTACTGATGGTAATATCACCGATTCTAATGCCAACAACGTAACAATTACACAATCATTGTTTACTGATGGTAATATCACCGATTCTAATGCTAATAATGTAACGATTACGCAATCATTATTTACTGATGGCACTATTACAGATTCAACCGCTAATAATGTAACGATTACTCAGTCAGATTTTAGCGATGGAACTGGAAACAACAATTTATTTACTAGCACCACACTCGATAATTCTATTATCATTAACTCCGATTTTAGTGATGGTACTGGTAATAATAACGTATTTACTAATACAACGTTAGATCAATCAACTATTCAAAACTCTATTGGTCTCGATCTTAATATTAGCGAATCAAAGTTTGATGAAGGTACTTTATCTCAATCTACCTTCTCAGGCGGTCAAATTATTGACTCGGAACTTGCTAACTTCGAAATGGAGTTGGAAGAAATCTTTGATCCTAATATAGACGAAGAGTCTTGGTTTGCATTAAAGAACGTGCAAACCGGTGAAACTGAAAAAATTACTTATAGACAGTTCTTTGATGAGATTTCTAAAACAGTTTCTCAAGCTCTTAAAATTCACGTAGATGCATCATCTGGTAGAGATGAGTGGCCGGGTAGTTCACTTCAGCCCGTTAAAACATTGGAAAGAGCTTGTGAATTAGCCCTTGAAAAGGCCGGCGGTGTATTTGATAGAAACGATGTTAATAATGCTGTACATATTTCTGTTGGCCCAGGGACTTATTACACTAAGGGTAATCTTGCAATTCCAGATGATTGTTCTGCAACATCTACATCTGGACAATACGCCACAGTAATCGAGGCTTTGCCTGGTTACGAAAACAGCAACTGTTGGCTAGTAGGTTCAGGTTGTTATTTACAGGGTTTCTCATATACGAATTGGAAAGTTGACAACTTCGATTATCCAGAAGGTGGATTTGCTGTAGCTTATCGACCCGGCGCAAAACTAAGACGTTCACCATATTTGAGGGACTCATCTCAGCTATCTAACTTCTTACGTGCTGATGTAGAACCACCTCTCAACCCCTTCAATTCTAAGGGAACTATTGCTGACTTAGGTTTTGAATTCATTTTAGAAGTTGGACATACAGGACAATTTATTGAAGGTGATTGGATTAAATTCTCAAGCGGCGCTGAAGCCTATATTTCTTGGGACGATTCAATGGACGCCGCATTAGGTTTGCCTGGTGACTTAGCCACTTTGAGAAAAATCAGAGTTCGCAACCTTAAAAATGGTCAAGGCTACTCGATAGGAGATACTGTTTTAAGTCAATCTGGCGGCATTGGTACTATTGAATCTATTGGTATTGATGACTTTCCAAATAGAGAAGTTGGACGTGGTGGAGGTTGTTTCTTAGGAGATCGCCGTGTACTCGATCCAGATTCACTTTATACTTATTGTTTGTGTTTTGGTTTTACACCGCGTACTCAAAACGGCATCGGATATGTTGCTCGAGATGGTGCTGGTGTTAACGGTATTGGTTCATTGTCAATCTTCACACGTTGTGCATTTTATGCATTGAACGGCGGTCAGGTCACGTTGAACAACTCGGGTTCTCAGTTTGGTGACATTTCAATGAGAGCTAAAGGATCTACACGAGTCTTCCAACCAAAAGGGATGAACGAAGCATTACTTCTTAAGAACGAAGCTTTTGCTGATACAATTCAAGAAAATGCAAACACTATCATTGATGACGTCGTTGATTTCTTAACTGCAAACACCGCAGACGGTGGATTAGGTTATACCGGATATAATGCAGGAAAATGTGAAAGAGACGCTGGAATTATTATTGATGGTGTTGGATTAGACGTACAATTAAATTCAAACTATTGGGGTAGACTTGCAGGTATTACATATCGAAGCCCAATTTCATATACAGTTATTAATGACCAATTAGAACCAACCATAGGTGCTAATCAATATCTTCAAGAAAGAATTCAAAACATATTTTCTACTAACTCGGAAATTATATCTCGAGCAAATACGAGTTTCCAAGAACTTTATAATATTACTGAATACGGTGAAGAATATGATAATGGATTAATTTTAACGCCTACCGGCAATACTCAAATGACTGCCGCTGCAGAGTTAATCCAAGACAACAAAGAATTTATTCAAAACGAATTTATCGATTGGATTGATAATAACGATTTATATTTTACTTATGATAGTGCTAAGTGTCGTAGAGATACCGAGGATTATATTATTCCTGCTGTTTATTACGATACATTATTAGACACTAACTATAATTCAATCACAGCTGGTGGCGCATACTATATGTCAACGGCTGCTAAAGTTATTGACAAACAAAAAGAAGAAACAATATCAGCTTATAAGAGGCTTAAAGATCAAATTAACTTGGTCGTAGAAAATATTTCTCCTGAAGCTACAATTAAAACTGATAAATCAATGGACTATATCATTGATATTTTAGCTAATGCTGGAATTAAGTTTAGTCCTACCAATGCAACATATGATCCTATTACTGGATATATGATGTTAAAAATTGGAACTCATAGTTTACAAGTTGGACAAAAGATTTTAATTGCTCCAAATAGCATTACATTCACTTGTTTGAGCGATAATAATGTTGTACAAATTTCTCATCCTCGAGTAACAGATCCAATTTATAATAAGCCAGTTTATATTGAAGCTGTAACTGGAACAACTATTACAGTTAACGTTGGTAATGCAAACGGTTATACTGGTGTTCATACGTTTGTAAGTGCTCAAGAAAATTCAATTTCAATCGTCGGCGAGGAAATTACTTTTAGTGATAACCCTGCTATTGACGTATCGAGAAGAAACGCTCGTAAACAACTTCAGTCAAATCGTGGTTATATTGAAGATAATTTAGTTGGTTGGATCAATAATAACTATTATGTTTATGATCAAAACAAATGTAAGAGAGACACCAGCGAATATATTTTACCTGCTGTTCAAAGAGATCTTATATTAGGAACTAACTATAACTCTGTTCAGGCTGGAAAAACTTATTATACGGGCATTGCTTCTAAAGTAATTAATGATCAAAAAGTTGAAACATCATCTGCGTTCAGTGATCTTAAGTCTAATGTTCTTGCTCTAGTTTCTGATACTTCAAAAGATAGAGCTAATACAGCGTTTAATGAAATTATCGATATTCTTGATAATGGATTAGGAAACGCAGATACGATTACATGGTCTGATCCAGCTTCTTATAGAGCAAGGTATACACCAACCTTTGCAACTTATAATCCTACAAATGGCCAGGCAGTTATTACTCTCGGTAATCACAGCGTTGCTGTTGGAGAATATATTGAAATTCTTCCATACGGATTAACGTTTACTTGTTCGCAAGACGGAGATGCAACGGAGCATTCTTATCCTAGAATTGGTGATGGAAACTACTTAGTACCAGTTGTCGTAACAGCAAATACTGCAACATCAATTACTTGTAATGTAGGTGTAGGTGCTGGTGGAGTTCATACTTTTGTAAGCGCGCTTGAACAATCTGTTTCTTCTAGAAGTTATAACTCTAATGGACAATATGCAAGAGAGCAATTACAAGCAAATAGAAGTTTCTTGCAAGAAGAAGTAATTGCTTATCTTGACGCCAATTACTTTACATTCGATGGCGATAAGTGTTCTCGAGATACTGGTCTTATTTTAGATGCGGTTCGTAGAGATGTTGCAACTGGATCTAACTATAATTCGGTTTTTGCTGGATTAGCGTATCGATCAGGTAACGCTTCAACAGAAGTCGTGATTAATGAACAGCTTACAGAAACTGTAGCAGCAATTACTTATGTCAAGCTTCAAATTGCTCAAGAATTATCAGGTGCTTCTTTAACAAGATCTAACGCTGCGTTTGATGAAATTATTGATATTCTTAATAACGGCACAGGTAACGCCGATCCTATTACATTCGGCACTGCATCAGTTAGCGCTAACGAAGGGCAAGCTCAAGCTACACTTCAGGCAAACAAAACATTTTTACAGGCTGAAATTACCGCTTGGTTAGCTATCAACCATCCTAATCTAGTTTATGATCAAGCTAAATGCGAAAGAGATGTTGGATATATTGTAGACTCAGCCTCTTGGGATATTTACAATGGTTCTAATGCAGCGTCAATTAATAATGCTAGACTTTATTTTGATAACGCTGTAGCAATTTTACCAGAAGATCAAAGAGTTCCAACTTCAGAAGCGTTTAAGCATTTGGCCTACGTTGCTGGAGAGATTGTTCGAAATAACAGTGTTGTTCCTAGCGAGGGTAATGCACAATCTCAAACTCTTACGTCAGACGCTGGTATTACAGTTTCAGGAAAAGTACGATCATTAATTAGAATCGTAAGTGATGCTATCGAAAGTGAAAGATTCGAGTTCCCGGCTTATGTAGAACCAACAACAGAAGCTGGTTTTGAAAATGCAGTAAGAGATATTTTTGGCCAGACTTTACGTCTTCAAGATGACGTTATTGAGTATTTACAAAGAGATCAAAACGGTCTTGCTTATAACGAATCTAAGTGTAAAAGAGACATTGGTCTTATAGTTGACGCAATATGTAAAGATGTCGAATACGGTGGTAATGAATCTTCTATTGAAGCTGCTTTATATTATTTTGAAGCAAGATCTTCTTTTGATATTGCTGATAGCACACCTATCATTGAAAAGTTCAATATTCTTCCTCCTGAACAAAGAGCTCCAACACAGGCTGCGTTTACACATTTAGCAAGTGTTGCGAGTGATATTGTACAAGAAATTTCTGTTACACCAACTGCTGGTAATCTTATAACACAAGACACTACTGGAACCCCAGCAAACGCTGCAACTGGCGCAATTGTTTCTGATCTTATTACAATTATTGTTGATAATATTGGAATTGGATCACCAGATAATATTCCTAGTATCATTGAACCTAACTTTGATCCTAATAGAACTGTAGCTAGACAAGCAATTCAAGCCAATAAAGAATTCTTAACAAATGAAGTTATTAATTTCATCAACGACAAATACTTTGTTTATGATGATGCTAAGTGTTCAAGAGATGTTGGTTATTTGCTCGACGCTGTTAAAAGAGACGTTCTTACTGGGTCTAACTTTAATTCAGTATTCAACGGTTTATCATATCGTTCCGGCACACTTGGAACAGATAAAGTTGTAGATTTTCAATTGTCTGAAACAATTGCAGCCCTCGAGTATGTTAAGACTCAAGCAGCAGCGCAAATTACTTCAGTTAATGCCCAAGCAAGATTTAATGCGGGTTTCGACGAAATCATTGATATTATGAAAAACGGTCAAGCCTCTGCTGACGTGATTAGCTTTGGTACACAAGGCCTTGCAAACAATAGATTGTTTGCAGCAAGCAACCTTCAAGACAACGTTGAATTCTTAAAGAAAGAAATGACTGCATATTTGCAGGATAATTATTTCACATACGATGACGCTAAGTGCAGAAGAGATGTTGGTTTAATTTTAGACGCGGTTCAAATAGATTTGTTAACCGGATCTAATTTTGCTTCAGTATACGCCGGTCAAGCATATGTAAATGGTGCAGCTGCACAAACTCTTGCAAACGAAAAAGTACAAACGATTGCATCTTTCTCAAGATTAAAAGAAGAAGTAGCAAACGACATTAATGCTACTGCTGCTATTAGAACAGATGCAGCCTTTGATGAAATCATTGATATCATTGATAATGGCTCAGGTAACGCCGATCCTCTCGTCTTTACAGACCCAGGACTTGTTACTGAAAGACTATATGCTCGCCAGCAACTTCAAGCAAACCGAGCATTTATCATTCAAGAAATTACTGCTTGGATTGCAGAAAACTTACCGGAATATGATGCAGTTAAGTGTGAAAGAGATATTGGTTACATTATCGACGCAGTAAGAAGAGATTTAATTCTTGGCACTAATCATAATACTATTACAGCTGGTGACGCGTATTTGAGATCTAATTCTGCATACGTACTCAGTGATCAAAGTGTGTATACGATTGCGGGTGTAGAATACGCAAGGGACCAAGTTAAAGCTCTTGCAAATGTTACTCAAGATGCTCTTATTGATACTCTTTTCCAAAGGGTAATCGATGTTTTGAATGGAACAGTTACTACATATACAGTTCCTTCTTATCCAACAACATCTGGAGCAACTTATCAAGATGCAACTAGGATAGCTGCAGTAACAGCCATTAGAACAAATAGATCTGTAATCGTTAGTGACGTGATTGCAGGAATCGCAACATTCTACCCAGAACTTGAATACGATCAAGCCAAATGTCAGAGAGATGTTGGTTATATTATTGATGCAATTTCACATGACGTTAAGTATGGTGGTAACTCTGCTACGATTAGAGCAGCGGATGCTTATTTTGCCGGCACAGTATCTCAATTAGGCGCAGAAGAAGTTATTCCAACAATTTATGCTTACACTAATTTGAAGAGCTTAATCAACGGGTATGTTACTACACAAACTGAGCAAGATAACGTCAATGATCTTATTGATATTATTATAAACGTTATTGATGCTGGAACTGTAGCAGGATTACCCGTAGTGGTTGAACCAACACTTGCAGGTTTAACTACTACAGAGCACGACGATATTCTTGCTAACCAATCAACGATTGCTACTAATACACCAACATACATTAACACAAATTATCCGGTGTATGATGTAGCTAAGTGTGAAAGAGATGTCGGTTTTATTGTAGACGCTATATCGCATGACGTTCAATACGGAACAAATAGAGGCACTCGTTCAACGGCTCTTATGTATTTTAATAATGAAGAAACCAATGTATTACCGATTCTTCAGAGATCTGAAACAAATAGTGCTTATGAACGCTTAGCATCTATTATGAGTGACATTGTTACTGAGACTTTAATAACCCCTTCAACCGGCGTAATATTGACTCAGGACACTTCAGGAACACCTGCAACCGCTACTGAAGCAGCTACTGTTTTAGAATTAGCAACTGCAATTGCTAACGCTGTTGCTGCTGAAACTCCAGATAATATTCCGGCGGCTATTGAGCCAGATCAATCTTGGGTTGCTGCAGATTATCAATCTGCTAGTGATCTTATCGTTGCTACTAAGTCAACTTATCAAGATTACATTGTTCAAGAATTCTTGGCAATTAATTACTCAAATGAAGTTTGTGAAAGAGATCTTAACTATGTAATTGATGCAGTAAGAAGAGACCTAGTTATTAATAGTAATCATCATACAGCAACAGCTGCTAATGCATTCTTAAGAGCTTCTTATGTTGATAGTGCTCTTGGCCGAGAAGCCGAGCTTGTAGTTATTAACTTTGCAAGAGAACAAATTAAAGCTTTACCTAATATAACAAGTGATGCGACAGTTGATGTACTCTTTAATACTATCACCGACGTTTTAGATGGAAGTACTACTAGCATTATACCTTCTGTGTTTAATAATACGGCTGGATCAACTTACGAAACAGCAGATAGAATAGCTGCAGCTACAGCCCTCGTTAATAACAGATCTACAATACTCAGCGATCTTACGACTTGGATTCAAGCTAATCGTCCAGAAATTTATTATGATAACGCCAAATGTACACGAGACATGGGTTACATTATTGACGCTGTACGTAGGGATCTTATTTTAGGTGGTGATTATAATACAATTACCGCAGGTAACGCATACCTTAGACCTACTAGTGGTTATCCAGATAATGAACAGGTTGAAGCAACACTTGCTGCGATTAATTACACTAGAGACTTAATAACTCAACTACCTGGTGTTCAAAGTGTTGGTGAAATATTTGATCTCTTTAGAACTGTTACTCAGTGTGTTGATGGTACGGTAACGTCTATTCAATTCCCAACATTCCCAGCAACACCTGGTGCAACTTATCAAACAGATGATAGGCAACAAACAGTAGGTTTGTTGCAAGGTGCAAAAGAAAATATAGTTGAACAAGTAATAGAATATGTTGCTGCGACTTATCCTGCATTAGTTTATGATCAAGCTAAGTGTGAAAGAGATACTAGGTTTGTCATTGATGGATTGTGTCATGATGTTTTATACGGCGGTAACACAGCAAGTAGGCTTGTAGCAGATTCATATTTCGAAGGAACTAATATTCTCCTAGGTTCTAGTCAAGAACAGACTGCGACTGCAGACGTCTACGGTCAATTGAAAACCTTCATAGGTGCTTATACTAGTATTGTTGCTGCACAAATTCAAACAGATATTGAAGCTTTGCTCGATATTACTATTGATGCAATCACAGCTGGTTCTACTGCTGGCATCCCTGCAGAAATAGAAATTGATACATCTGGTTTAGATATTACTGAGTTTGATGAAATGTCTAATAATCAAGCTTCAGTCATCTCTGATGTAGTTGCTTGGGTTAATACCAATTTCCCAACTTATGATGTTGCTAAGTGTGAAAGAGATGCAGGATTTGTAATTGACGCAGCAGCTTATGATACTAAGTACGGTGGTAACACGGCAAGTAGGTTGGCTGCTATTGCGTATTTTGACGGAACAGTAAGTCAGCTTGGAGATGCTGCCGAGGTTGCTGCATCTATTGCGGCTTACACAGAATTAAAATCTCTTGCAACCGCATATGTTGTAACGGGAGTAGAACAAACAAGAGTTGAAGATTCTATCGATATTGTAATAGATGCACTTGTTGCTGGAAATACAGACTCAATACCGGCGGCAGTTGAACCAACTACAACAGGATTGTCAATTGTCGAATGGGATGAAATTCTTTCTAATCAAGCAACTGTTATAACAGATTCTATTACTTTTGCTAATGAAACTTATCCTAGAAGTTTAGGATATAATGTTGCTAAGTGCGAAAGAGATCTTGGTTACTTAATCGACTCTGTGACTTGGGATATACAACACGATTCAAATACTGCTTCTATTAATAACGCGCAAATCTATTTTGAAAATGCAACAAGTGTGTTGCCAGTTGGTCAAAGACCGGCAACGGCTGATGCATTCAATCACATTGCTTCGGTTGCAAGCTTAATTGCTCAGGATATTGCAGTAACACCTACAACTGGTAATCCTGAATCACAAGTGTTTGGTATAACTAGTGGACCTGCTGCAGGTGCGCTTGTTGAAGATTTATTCCAAATTGTTGCTAATGCTATTACAGCCGGAAATTTAGATTCTTTACCGGCTGCTGATGAGCCAACACAAACACCTTATGATCAAGAATATATTGATGCGGTTGCTGAAATTGACGCAATTAAGCCAGAACTTCAAGCAAAAGTTATTAGCTTTATTCAAGAAGAGTTTAATGGTTTGGGCTATGATCAGGCTAAGTGTGAAAGAGATACGGGTTATATCCTTGATGGTATTTCACACGATATTCAATATGCAGGTAATGCTGCTACTTACATTAACGCTCAAGTTTACTTTGAAAATGCAATCAATGTATTGCCAACAACGCAAAGAGAGCCTACTCAAGCAGCATGGACTTACTTAGGTGATATGCTTGAAAAAGTTGTACAAAGACAAGAAGTTAGTGCTCACGTTCTCAATACTACTAAGCAAGATACATCATTCGTTGGTGGTAACCCAAACATTGCTTTAGAAGCTAAGGGACTTGCTCGAATGATTGCAGACCAAGCATATGAAAGTACTTCTGCTAGACTCCCAGAAAGAATAGATCCGGATACTTCTTGGCAAGCACCACAATATGTAATAGACAAAGAAGCAATTGAAGATGCATCTATAACTTTAACTAATGGAATCGTTACTTATATTGCGGAAAACTTAAACGGATTAGGTTACGATGAATTAAGATGTCGTAGAGATGTTCAGTTTATTGTAAACGGATTATCACATGATATTCAGTACGGCGGAAACCATGCAACACGAATTAATGCGCAAATTTACTTTGAAAATGCATTAAGTGTATTGTCACTTGGAACAAGAAGACAAACAGCAGATGCTTATGAATATCTAGGTGAATTAGTAAGAGATATTGTTCAAGGCGTTGATACTCAGACTAACGCTTATACTACAACATTACAAGACTTTACTAATACACCTTCTAATTCTACTGAAGGTGCGCGAGTTCAAAACCTTGTTCAAATAATTGAAGACACGATTAGGAATGATGATGTTAACACAATTCCAGAACTTGTACAACCTGATTTCTCTTGGGTAGATGCAACAACTAAACAAGCTGCTGACTTAATGGTAGAAAAGACTCCAGAACTTTCTCAGGATTTAATTGACTGGATTGCATCGGAGTTTACTGTTCTTGACTATAATAGAGATAAGTGTAGAAGAGACACATTCTATATCTTAGACGCGTTTAGTTACGACCTCAATTATGGCGGTAACTTAGCTACACGCTGGAACACAGACTTTTATTATTGGAACGACACTTTTAGAATTCCAGAAGATCAAAGAGAACCTACTGGGCAGGCTTATCGACAACTTGGTTTAATTTGCGAACAAATCGTTAAAGGTACTTATCCTGGTCAAGTGGTTAAAGGCGAAATTGCAACAAACATTGAAGGTAATAAAGTTAGAAGGTTTGGACAAAATCTTTACGAAGTATTATATTTTAATGATGTTAAAAAACTTCCTCTTAAGCAACAGCCTGATACTAGTTGGATAGATAAAATTTACATCGATGCTCGACAAACGCTTAGCGTTTTTAAAACAGATCTTGCTTTTGATGTAGTAAGATTTGTTGGAGCTACATACGGGTTTGTTGATATACCATTAACGAGAAGAGATACGTATAACTTACTACAAGCAATACAAAACGACTTTAATTATGAAAACTACGCATTAGGTGATCAAGGTGGTCAAAATGCTGTAAGAACATTCACTGCATCACTCTTTGATTATAACGCAAATATTGTATTCCCTGTATTTAATCCTCCAACTTCTGTAGCAGATATTGGATTAGTATACAAAGGTTCTATAGACGTAGTTGGAGCATTACCCGATGGAAGCACTCTGCAGCCTAGAAAATACAGAGATGCTTATATTGTAGCATCAAATTTCTTAACTAGTGACTGGGCTGGAGATATATATTACTGGAACGGTGTTGCTTGGGTTAATGTCGGTCCAAATAATACAGAATTACTTGAAGCGTTTGTGGGATGTTGGGAAAGAATTCGTGACTTTATTATTTCAAACTACTCACCAAATTCAGATGTAAGCGCTATGTTAACAGGCTTAATCAATGATTGTTTGATTGATAATGTATTGAAGCCACAGACACTCGTATTCGGTGCTCTTGTAGAATCAATTGCTCACCAGTTTAACGGTGCATCAGCAGGTGTTAATAGAAACGCGCTTCCTTTGAATTTTAGAAACTTGGGTACTGCAATTTCAGCTTTAGCTTCTGTATTGTATGAAGAAGGTGGAAGAATTAGATGGTCCGGTTCAGACGAATTGAACAACCAGTATTTTGCACGAGGATTAAGAATTAATGGTAGAACAGGCCGAATTGAAGGACGGCCATTTACATCTTCCGTACGTAAACTTGCAAGACGTGCTTCTCAGAGTAGAGCTTTCGTCTAAGGAATAAATAAAGACATGGTTATAAGAGTAGTCACATCACAGGCCCCAGACGCCAAACCGGTCGCGGTCAATCTTGAATTAGACACGCAAGGGCAGGTTATTTTCGAAGTTCCGGAATATGAAGTTCCTGAACTCGTATTTGGTGGTTCGACAGTTGTTGAACCGGGCGTTGGTGAAATTATTTCACCTCTTATAGTTTGTAATGTAACAGCAAACACGGTGAGCGTTGATGTTGAAGTGTATAGGTTTATAGAAAATAGATATTTTTCTCTTATAAAAAACATGCCCGTGCCAGGCTATGAAACAATTCCCATTCCATTGAACGGACAATTTTTAAAAACTGGGGATTGGCTTGAGGCTAGATGTAGTGCGAATAACGCAATTCATTCGACGTTATCGTTTACACTTGGCCAATCAGAAGAAGATGACGTCGTTTAATTTAGGAAAGCATAATGCCCAGCTCGTTTAGAACGATCACAGGCCTATCGAAAACGTTAGGCCAGGGAATTCCACAACAGTTCCCTATACAATTAGATCCTGCTCCATTCGAGGGCGCAATTGTATATGCTGATAACGGCGAGCTTAGATATTCAGATGGTAGTTCGTGGCTTCCTTTAGGTACAGGTCCGCAAGGAACAACGGGTTTTCAAGGTCCACAGGGCACTCAAGGTTTACAGGGCGATTATGGCCCTGGTTTCACAATCATTGGTTCAGTACCCGACGTTGATGCTGGTGGCGATCCTCAAGCAACTCTTAATACAGCGTTTCCATCAGCTAACGTTGGTGAAGGCGTTATTGATGATGCTGACGATGAGCTTTGGATTTATGATGGAGCTAATTGGGTAAACATTGGTTCTTTTAGAGGTGTTCAAGGTTTCCAAGGTGTTCAAGGACCACAAGGTCTGCAGGGACCAGAAGGCGATAAAGGTGTACAAGGGTATCGTGGATTGCGAGGTTTCCAAGGTGAGCGCGGTATTCAAGGCGCTCAGGGCCCAAAAGGTGAGCGTGGTTTCCAAGGTATTCAAGGAAGACGTGGACCTCAAGGTTATCAAGGCGTACAAGGTGATTTTGGTATACAAGGTGATCAAGGAACGCAGGGTCTACAAGGATTACAAGGTCCACAAGCTTCTCAAGGTATTCAAGGTAATATAGGGTTTCAAGGTCCGCAAGGGTCACAAGGAACTCAAGGCCTTCAAGGTCCCCAAGGAACGCAAGGTCTTCAGGGCCCGCAAGGAACTCAAGGTCTCCAAGGTCCCGTTGGTGAAGAAGGTCTTACTGGAGGTTTAACACTTCTTTACAATTATGACTATGCAAATAACGGAAACACGACAGATCCAGGTAATACATATTTTGTTACTAGCGCAAATGACCTACAAGTTGCTGGTACTTTCCAAATTTATATTGACGATTTAAGCGCCCCAGATCAATCTGGAGTAGCAACTGTCGATAGTTTCTTTGCTGACGTTGCTGGTAGGCTCGCCACACCTAAGGCCTTTTTATTAATTAGACAGCGTAATGATGCCGCAAGTGATATGCAATATACTTGGGCTGAAGTCACAGCACTTACAGATCAAGCAGGTTATTGGCAACTCGATTGTACATACGTAAGCGGTGTTGCAGATTGGTCAACTTTTATTGGATCCTTTGGCCAACTAATGGAATTAAATTTTTCATTGCCTGGTCTTACTGGTGGTATAGGTGCGCAGGGGCCGCAAGGCACGACTGGTTTTCAAGGTCCGCAAGGAACTCAAGGTCTTCAGGGCCCACAAGGAACTCAAGGTCTTCAGGGCCCACAAGGAACTCAGGGCCTTCAAGGTCCGCAAGGAACACAAGGAACAATTGGGGATCAAGGTGCACAAGGTACTACAGGTTTTCAAGGGTTTAAAGGTGATATAGGTGATCAAGGTGTTCAAGGGTTTATTGGTATACAGGGACCGGGTGGTATAGCCGGTGACTTTGGTGGTTTGTCTTATAATTACGAATTCTCAAGTAATACTACAGCATCAGATCCTGGGCAAGGTGTTTTAAAATTCCAAACTGCTAATTTAAGTTTGCCCGGAATTGACATGTATATTGATGATGCTGAAGCTCTTGGCGTCAACGTTATGGATGCCATCGGTGCAGAACTACAAAGTGTTGCTGGACCTATTAAAGGTTATTTTAAAATAACTGATCGTGCGAACCTTAACAATACAGCAACTTTCAAAATTAATGGCGCTACAGACAACGGTGGTGGTATCACTGGTTGGTGGTCATTAGATCTTACATGGCTCTTAGGTGTAACATCGTTTACTGATGGAACACTCGTATCTATTTCATTCATTAGAAATGGTGATATAGGTATTCAAGGTACACAAGGTGTACAGGGTAATTTGGGTATCCAAGGACCTGAAGGAGCTGGCGCTCAAGGATCGCAAGGTCCACAAGGTGTTCAAGGTGTTCAGGGCTTTACAACCTACACTGGATTAACGTACGAATACAATCTTAATACCGATAATACGCCTGAAACAGATCCTGGCTCTAATAATGTTAAAACGAATGGAGTAAATCCCGCTTCCATTACTACGATTACGATTGATGATCAACCGGTCAACGGTGATAATTTAGATGCTTTGTTTAATTATCTCGATACTCTTTCGGGAGTTCACATTAAGCTTATGCCGAAGGGTATTAATGATTATTTCGATCTTTACTCGGTTTCGGATTTCACTTGGTCGACATCGGGAACTGGAACAGATTGGGGTTGGTTTGATGTAACACATATTGATTCTACAAACACCAGCGCGGAAACATATGCGCAACTCAACAGCTTACCACTTTTGGTAGAATTTCTTCTTCCTGGGCCGGTTGGTAGTGCGGGTATTCAAGGACCTCAGGGACCTCAGGGTATTCAAGGTATCCAAGGAGCAACCGGTGCAGGCGCTCAAGGGATACAAGGTCCACAAGGAACAACAGGCGCTGATG